TGCACGAAGTTTGATCCGTTAGATCAGGAATCGGACTTCCCGCCGGACCTGCACGAAGTTTGATCCGTTAGATCAGGAATCGGACTTCCCGCCCGACCTTCACGAAGTTTGATCCGTCACAGGGGAGCGACGAAAACACCACCGCCTCCCTTCGCTTTCCTCCGCTTTCCTCCGCCTCCCTTCGCTTTCCGCCGCTTCCCTTCGCTTTCCTCCGCCTCCCTTCGCTTTCCTCCGCCTCCCTTCGCTTTCCTCCGCTTCCCTTCGCTTTCCTCCGCCTCCCTCCGCTTTCCTTCGCTTTCCTCCGCCTCTCACCGCTTCCCTCCGCTTCCCTCCGCCTCTCACCGCTTCCCGACGCTTCCCTCCGCCTCCCTCCCGAAGTTTGATCCGTCACAGGGGAGCGACGAAAACACCACGAAAAAACTTTCAAACTAATCTCGAAAAGCGGTTGATCCGTCTCAGATTTGTCCTATACTTGTTTTTATGAGAGGGAGGAAAGGTTCTTCCCCGACGAGGAAACGGAACGAAAGAAGGAACGAAATGAAAGAGTTTATCATTTGGGGACTGTCCCCGAAGAATCCTAATGAGGAGCAGCCCCTCCACACGCTCTGCAAGAGTTCACAGGAAGCGAAAGCAACTATTGAGATCCTCCGTGGCCACGGCTGCACGGAAATGCGAGTCCAGATCCTGGACTTGTCCGCTGATCCGGGAGAGTTGTTCAAAGGTTTGATCTAATCCCGGCGGGCCTCCGGGGATCTGAAGAAACAGGTCGAAAAAAACTTTCGAGAAACTTCCGAAATAGGGTTGATTCGTTCCAGATTTGCTCTATACTTGTTTTTATGAGAGGGAGGAAAGGTTCTTCCCTCGGAGAGAAACGGAACGAAAGAAGGAACGAATGACCATCGAACAACTGCTCGACAGCAGAGAGGGCGAACGAGTGATCGCCGATCTCCGAGAAGTTCGGGACGACACAGAAGCGACCTTCGGAAGATACGACTCGACTGTCGTTGAAGGCTTCACCGTAGTCATCGGGGAAACGACTATCGAAATATCCACGGAATCGGTCGAATGGTTCGAAGAAGATGTCGCAAGAATCGCACTCCTTCTGATCGAAGGAGCCGAGATCGTCTCGATGGTCGCAAAGATCAAGGATGTCGGATAAACTCCAAAGCGTGCAAATCAACGCTGAACAACTTCAGAGAGCCGGAATCACTCTCACGAAGAAACAGAAAAGATTCCTCCGATCCTGGACGCCGAACCTCGCTTTGATCGGCGGCTTCGGTTCCGGGAAGACGCTACCGTTCTGCCTCAAAGCGATCTTGCTCTCACTCTACAACGGGGCCGGGTACGCCGGACTGATCGTTTCGCCGACTTACCAGATGTTTCAACGGGTGCTTCTCCCGACCCTTCGAGACGATCTGTTGATGAAACTCGGAAACGACGACGACGACGGCGATGGATCGCTCTGGGATCATTGCGTATATTCGCCATCGAAAATGTCTCTGACTTTCCCTTGGGGCGGGATTCTGTACTTCGGTTCCGCCGACAACCCGGCTCGACTCCGTGGTCTCAACCTCGCTTTCGTCGGCGTGGACGAGGCGACGACCGTTCGAGACTTCCCCGAACTCGCCATCTCTCTCACCTCCAGACTGCGACGAGCGAAGCCCGACCCGGTTTCGGGGAAACCGCTTTCTCAGTTTTTCGTATGTGGCACCCCTGAAGGACTCGATGCCGTCTACCAGAAATGGCAAAACCCGCCGATCGACGAATCGAAAGAGGCGGAATGGCGAACGACTCACGAGATGATCCGAATGGCGACCATCGAAAATCCCGGCGTACCCGAGGAGTTCATCGAAAGTCTCAAAACGACGCTCTCCGAGGATCAGGCGAAGGCGTACATCTACGGCGAACACATCGATGTCGGTCGAGGTCTGGCATATTACAACTTCAATCGAGAATCGAATCTTCGCCGAGAAGCGACCTACGACGAAAAATCAGATTTGCACTTTTCTTGGGATTTCAATATTTCTCCCATGTCGTGCAGTATACATCAGGTATACAAACACGGTACAACGGGACTCTTGTCAACTATCGACGAGATCAGTCTCAACAAATCGAACACGAAGGAAGTGTGCGTCGAGTTAATCAACCGCTACGGTCCGGCGGGTCTGCGTCATGGTCGGGACATCTACATCTACGGCGATGCTTCCGCCGTCGTTGGCGTTTCGAACTTCGACGAGATCGAGGACTGGATCGCCCCGGCGTTCAACGGCGAGATTCATCGACGAGTTCCGAGGAAGAATCCACGACACACGAGTCGGCTGAAAGCGGCGAACGCTCTCCTCCGGAACGCAAACGGCGATGTCCGGTGGGTCATTCATCCTTCTTGCGGAATGTTGATTCGGGATCTCGTGTCGCAAGGACTTGACGAAAACCTCTCAAAGTTGAAGAATCAAAGAGCGACCGACGGATTGACGCTCGGTCACATGAGCGACACCGCCGATTACATCATCGACCGTGTTTTTCCGTACAAAAGGGTTTCCCTCCGTGGAGAGAAACAGTCTTCGATGACAGATTGGATGACAGTATGAGCCTCGGCTGGACTCTCAACGGAGCGGGATTGAACGCATCGGAGTTGAAGTTACTCCAGGAACTGAAAACGGTTTCCTCGCTCAACAGAGACAAATGGTTGACCCTCGCTCGCCACTACAAACGAGAAGGTCGACTGGACAAGTGCGAGATCGCATATCTCGGAGCGAGATATTCTGATTACCAGGACAGAGATTTGATGCGAGAGTGGTTGGCGGTGTACACGCTGAACCGGGCTTCGACAGAGAAAAAGAGTCGAGACGAATTGTTGAAATCGGCTAATATGATAAACGAGGGACTCGCCGATGTGGTCGCAAACCCGGCACGAATTCTGGAGGAGGTTCAGCATTTGATCTTCGCTCTCGAAAAACCAGAAACGAGGGCTTGATGTCTTTGAGCAAACTTTCGAACGGAGATTTCTTCCCGTTACAGATCGACGGCGAATCGGAAACCTGGGAAGTGATCGACACGACAAACGAATCGAACATCCTGTCCTTGACGCTGAGACTCAGACCGGAACAGAATAGAACGACGATCCCGGCGATCGACGAAGCCGAATACAGGAGAACGCAGATGAACAAACCGCACCGATTGATTCTGACAAACATCCCGGACGGCTGGTTGCATGACTGAACAAGAACTGGTCAAAAGACTCGAAAATCGACATCCGATCTGGGAATCGAATCGTCAGGTGTGGGAAGAAATCCAGGATGTTCTATTCGATCATGTCAAAGACAACCTCGGAAAATACATCGAGCGAGGCGGCGACGAAAACATCCAGGACTATCAACGACGCCTTCGCTTCGCCAGATTCAAGGGCGAACTGTCTCCGATCCTTCACCGGATCGTCGGAGCGGTGACCTCCCGACCCCCATCGAGACCGAAGTCGATTACCTCGAAGTGGGGCGAGTTCATCGAGAATGTCGACGGGTGTCAAACTCACCTAGACCAGTTTCTCGAAGACAGACTGTTCGAGACGCTCGGATTCGGTGCGTCGGCGATCCTGATCGACCGACCGACGGTCAACGAAGACGGGTTCGTCGTCGAAACCACGAGCAAGAACTTCGAGCCGTCAGTCGAGGTTCGTCCAGTGGAAACGAACGATCTGGTAGCGGTCCCGTATCGGATCAGCCAGGTCGTCGACTGGAGCCTTGACCGTTGCGGCGAGTTCCATTGGGTCCGACTTTGCGAGGCACATCGACAATCCGTCGATGTCGAATCCGAAGTCGAGGAGATCGAAATATACCGAGAATTCGATCGTGCTGGTTGGCGGGTCTTCGAAGTGACTCAACAAAAGGGCGAAAGGAAGAAACGAGGGACGCTCGTCGGCGAGGGAACTCACGATCTCGGCATGGTTCCGTTGGTTATCATTTCGCTCCAAAAAGAAAAACCGATGTCGTTTTATTCTCCGATGAGATACGCCTACCACCACGATATCTCGAATTTCGTCGCCGACTGCGATCTTCAGTACGCTTCATGGCTCCACGCTCACCCGACCTTGATCGACTACGCAACGAGCGAAGAGAGTCAACGAATCTCGGTTGGGCCGGGAGCGACGATCCGAAGGAATCCGGAGTACAACGAGGATGCGAAGTATCTCGATTTCCCGAAAACGAACACCGACCAACTCAGATTGAACAAGATGGAAGCGGTCGATGGATTGAAGAGAATCAGCGGAATCGACCCTTTGAGCGGGTCGAACGATCCGCAAGCGGCTTCGGCGAGTGGTCGATCCAGGGCGATCAGTTTCTCGATCAGCGAAGAAAGACATCTTCGAAGAGCGGCGAAATCGTTGGCTCAGGCGGAACAGCGTCTCTTCGAGATCGCCGAACGGTGGGACATATCAGAGCGATCGGTTCCGCCGACCGAGCAGTTGATCTCCGATCGAGTCTCGTATCCTCAGATCTTCACATCTGCCGGGACCGAGGGACTGATCGAGCAGTGGTTGGCGACCCGTGACACGATCAACTCGGACACCTACGACAGAGAGATGCAGATCAAAATCATCGACTCCGCACTCGGGGACATATCCGCCGAGAAACGGGAAGAGATCCTCAAAGAGATCATCGAGAACGAGACCGTCGACGCCATGAAAGGGGTCTTCGGATCTCCGGAAGCGGTCGACGAAGCGGTGGGGACCGACGACTTCCTCGAAGCGACCAGAGAACAGGAATCCGTCGAAGAGGTCGTCGAGAAAGAAGATGCGGAATAACACTTGCGACGGGATCTCGTTTTTCTGTACTATATCGACATTGCTTCCGGCTTACCCGGTTCCTCGCCTCCTACGAGCGAGGGGAATTCTCGTAGGTTTCCGAGTTTGCGGCGGTTCCGCACTTTTCAAGGAGTGAGATGAAGAAAACGCTTTTAATGAATTTCGACTCGACTGTGATTTGTCGTGAAGACGACGAAGCAGACGATGCGGCGAACAAAGAAACCCCGAGAACGGTTTCCGAAACCGAGATGAATAAAATCATGGCGGCAAGGGAGAAAAAACTTCTCGGACAGTTTGAGAAACGCATCCAGGGAATGGGCTTTGCGAGTTCTGAGCAAGTCGACAAGTTGTTGCACGGTCTCGACGACAATCCGTCTGGAGCCGGGGAATCCTCGGGGAACCAGCAACAAATCGACGAAGCGAAGGACGATCACGCCTTGCCACCGGGAGTTCGTGCTGAACTTTCCAAACTCCACAAGCAGATGGGCAAAATGTCCGAGGACAACAAACGGCTCCAAGAAGCCGCAGAATCCAAAGACCATGCCATGCAAATGGAACGACGAAAGCACAACACGGAAGCACTCTTGTCAGCGGCAGGGGCAGTTCGACCCGAACAATGCTTCAAGATCATCAACGATCAAATCAAGAACGACGAAGAAATAGGCGACGCCATAACCGTGAAAACATTACACGGCGACGACCTCGTTCCGGTAAAAGACTTCATCGGCATTTTCAAAGAAGACAATCCGCACCTTTTCTCGACTCCGGCGAAATCCGGCAGCGGGGCAGGTAGCGGAAGTTCACCGAATTCCAAGTCGAGATTCACCTCCGAATCAATTCGAGATCAGAAACAGGGCGGAATGTCCTGGGAAGATTACGAAGAGAACCGGGAGAAGATCATCAGAGATTTGGAACAGAACAAAGGAAGTTGACATAGATGGCTTTTTCAACCGTTGACCTAGTATACCCGCCGGAGATCTGGGCGAGAGAATCTCTCCTCCTCCTCCAGGCATCGAATGTCGTGGCGAACCTCGTTCACCGTGACTTCGAAGATGAAGTCGCTCAACAGGGCGATGTCGTACACACTCGAACACCGCAGATGTTCACAGCGAACCCGCTGACGAACAACACTCAGATGACGATTCAGGCTCCGAAGGCGGAAGATCTCACCGTCGCCCTGAACAAGCATCAACACATCGCATTCGGGATCACCAGCAGGGACCAAGACACCTCGATCAAGAATCTGGTCGAAGAGTTCATGGAGCCAGCGGTCATTCCGATGGCCGAGAAGATCGACGCCGATCTCCTCAACAACACCGACGGACTCGGTTCCGGGACGACCGTCGTCGACACCGCCGTCGCAAAGGTCTCTCTTGCGGACTTCGCCGGAGTGCAGAAGCAGTTCATGGTGAACAAGGTTCCGACCGCTGCGACCGGAGGGGTTTCACGGCTCAACTGCGTCATGTCGCCGGACCACTACCACGAGGCTCTTCAGATCGGCGAGGTCATTCAGGCGAACACCGCCGGGATCAATCCACCTGCGATTCGGACGGGATACATCAACACGATCTTCGGGTTGAATCTGTATGTCGACCAGAATGTTCCTCAAGCGACCGACGGAGCGACTCCCGAGGTTCTCACCGATCAGTCGATCGCCTTCCACCGTAACGCTCTGACATTCGTCAGTCGTCCGCTGGAAGCGGTTGGCGGCGAGTTCGGCGTTCGTTCGGCTTCCGTGACGAAGGACGGAATCGGTCTCCGTGTGATGATGTCATATCAGCACACATACAGCCGTTGGCTCGTCTCGGTCGATCTGCTCTACGGGTACAAAGTGTTGAACAACAACATGATCGTCCGTCTCAGCGACGCCGGGAACTAATGGCTCGACGGTCTAAGAAGATCGGAAGCGGAGAGGTTACGCCAAGGCGTGACCTCTCCGTTTTTTTCAAATCGGTCACGGCGATGAAAAACGACAAAGAGGGACAGCGAGGAATCGTTCTCGGTTCCGGACCATCGATGAAGGACTTCGATCATCGACAACTCGACGATCCCGAACTCGTCACCGTCGCCATCAACGAAGAAGGACATCGGAACCTGGATCGTTTCGTGCCTGATTATTGGATCTTTTCGGATCTTTCTTTCCTCGACAGAATCGTCAAAAACAAATACAAACCAAACTCGAAAACTCAGATCGTGATGCACGACGAATGCGAGAAATGGATCTCGGAGAGGAATCTCGTCTTGCCGAAAACCGACTCCGTTCCGGCGATATTCAAAGGCTCGAAGAGACTTCGAAAGACTCGACCGTCGGAGTTCCCGATGAACAAGACCACGGCGACAGCGGCGATCTCGCTGTTGTTGTTGTTGGGCGTTCGAGATATGTGGCTCGGCGGCGTGGATCTCTGTTATCGGGAAGATGATTCGTATTATCTCGACAACGATCCTCAACGAAGACCGATCGTGCCGACCGAACGGAACTCGATGAAGATGGGCGGGGATATCCGTTGCACTCAACGGAACATCGAAATGATCGCCGACCTGACCGCTCTCAAAGAAGACCTCGAAGATCACAAATTCGAGGCGAGCGTGTTTCAGGGTTGTCTTTATTCTCCGATGTCTTGTTTCGGGAAATCCTCGTTCAAGCGATGGTTCAATGGCTGATCGGAAAGACGGAAAACCGAAACGAGGAACGGGAAAGGCTCTTCCGAGAACTCACACGGTCGACGATCTGATCGGAACGGTGAACAGGAGTCCGAAGTTGATCGAGGATCCGCTCTGGCCGATTCTGTTCAAACGAGGGGTTTGCGAGAATCGAGCATGGCACGACAAAGGGTTCCAGGAGTTGTTTCTTGCGACTGGTTGGAAAACAATGTCGTCGTCGACGATCGCCGTCAGCGGTCGAATCCCGGAACTTCATCGGCATTATTTCTTCATCGACTTCCCGTTGTCATACGCTCGATCGAGGGATCGCTACAGTCTTCAGTCGTGTCGACTTTATCTCGGAAGAATCGAGATGAAGAAATGTCGAAAAGCCCATCGATGTGGAATCGTCGACATCCGCTCCGAAAACCCGTTCCGACAAACCGCCGAGGGGGAAATGGGGAAGGGAGGAAAGTATTTTCAGAGAAAAAGAGAAGAGGACAAGCGATCAGGAAGTATCGTCGACCTGGAACTTGTCGTCGAAGAGATCTGCGAGTGTTTCAACGAAGAGGGGCGAGATCATGAGGGAACTATCTTTCTGTATCACCGAGGCTGAAGAGATCCGGGACGCCGCTGTCGGAGAAACGGTTTCGATCGTATTTCCGGGGACAAGCGTCGAAGGTCTCGATCTCGGTCGACTGGACCAAACGACGACGATCACGATGAACGAGATGATCGGTCGAATTTGTGCCGATTACACGATCATCGTCAACGAACGAGCGTTGGAATCGACTATGTTGTATTTCAGATACAGAGCGGAAACGAATCTGGTCATATCGTCGGTAGTTGCGGAACGGTTGGATCGAAATCCTCCGATCGACTATCGGAGCGGACTGAACGCCGCAGAGTTGACCGAGAATCTCGACGGCGTGACTTTCTGGAACGACTGGTCTTCGGAGCGATCGGTTTCGACGGTCGCTCTCGATTTGGCGAAATGGCTCGGAGCGAATCGTGTCGATCTGTACGGTTTGGACCTGTGTTCCCCGGTCGCACGGACTCACGCCTACGGTGTGAGAACTGCGAGGGACAGGGACGGCATCGAAGTTTCTCCCGGTCTGTATCAGTTCGACGGCTGGAAACGAGTTCAACGAGAAATCGAAGAAGCGGCGACCACGATGAGATGGGGAAAAATGAAAATCTGCAACCGTTCGGAGATATCCGTTCTGGATTGCTTCTCGAAAGGATGCGACGAATGACGAAAAGACCGATTGCGATGGCTTTGACGAAAGAATCGAAGAGGGTTGCGGTTCTCTGGATTTCCTCCGACGGGACGAGATCTCTCACGGTGACAGAAGACGGCCAGACCGCCCTCACGGCGACGCTGGACCTCCGGATCGTCGATCCGGTCCCGAGAGTCAACGAGACGGAACGAGAGGACCAGGAGCGACGAGAGGCCGTTTCCCGTTTGAGCAAGAAATGAAGTCGAAGAGCCGAATCGTTCGACAAGTGTGGCCGACGAAAGTCGTCGAGTTCGACGGTTTCCGAGCGGAATGGAGCGAGGACTTCCAAGCCTGGACGATCCAGTTCCAGGACGAGGCGATCGTTTTGCATCACGACGAAAAATCGAATCATGCTCCGTCGGAACCGACTCGACTGTACGAGACGGATGAAAAACTTTCGAGAAAACTTCGAAAACAGGGTTGACCCGTCTCAGATTTGCTCTATACTTGTTTTTATGAGAGGGAGGAAAGGTTCTTCCCTCGAAGAGAAAACGAAACGAAAGAGAGAACGAAAATGGAAATCACTCCGAAACATATCAGAGCAATCATCGAGAAGAGCAACGACAAAAAAACAACCGCCAAGAAACTCGCTCAAGGGGTGAGAGATTCCGGTCTCAGCGGCGATGCGTTGAACAATGTTCTTTTCATGATCGAATATTTCGCAAACCCGGAGTTCAAAGTTTCTTTCCGGAAAACAGTTTTTAATCTTCTGAAAAACTGAAAAACGGGTTGACTCTTTCCAGATTTGCTCTATACTTGTTTTTATGAGAGGGAGGAACGGTTCTTCCCTCAACGAGGAAACGAAAGGAAAGGAACAGATTCTCGGAGGCAACGACGCTAGCGAGTCACAACCGAGGATCTGTTCCTAGAAACGAAACGAAAGAAGAAGCCATGAATCACATCGAAGCGGCGAAAGAGATCATCTCTCGACTCGAACCTGTGGATAGTTGGGATCTCCGATTCGCCTCGGAGAAGATCAGGGATTCCCTGATCCACATCATGCACCAGATCACGAATCGCACTCAGAAGGCGGCGATTTTCGGAATCAAACGAGTCCCGAAGAACTGGAACGGAAAAGGAGTACAAACGATCGTCGTCGAGTGCGGCGATCAGACCTGGAGGATCCGTTCGAAGAAGAACGGCGACTACAAAGTCTTCTAGGAACAGATTCTCGGAGGCAACGCCGCTAGCGAGGCACAACCGAGGATCTGTTCCATTGACCGGGCCGGGAGGGATCGACCCTCCCGGCGGATCGTACAAAGGAAACGGAAACAATACTGCTGTAGTTTAACAGGACTGGCCTCCTCTTGCAGGTGGAGACCGGGGTCTAGTAAGTCTTCTTCTGCAAGAGGAGGCCAACGGCTAGAACATTCGTCTGTCGACGAGACGAAGATCCTGGTTCGAATCCAGGCGGCGGTTTCTAAATATCCGGGAGGGATCGACCCTCCCGGCGGAAAGGGGAACGATGGAACCGAGACCCGTGATGGTCTTCTCGACCTATAACCCGTGCGGATGGGTTCCCGGCGAGATGCTTCGGACGGTCGAGCGTGGTAAGAAGAAGGGGTTCATGATGATCCGTTTCGGAGGATCGTACAAAGGGAGACGGCGGAAGCGACCCGTGGCGGTCGACCCGGATTTCGTGAAGTTCAAAGGGGAGTCGACTCCTCCGTTCGGCGGCGAGACCATTCTCCGAAAGTTGAATCTCTGGCGGTGACCGAATCCCCGAAAAAAACTTTCGAGAAACTTCCGAAATAGGGTTGACCTGTCTCAGATTTGCCCTATACTTGTTTTTATGAGAGGGAGGAAAGGTTCTTCCCTCGAAGAGAAACAGAAACGAAAGAGAGAACACAATGTTGAACGAAAACAACTTCCAAGGAACTTTCCTTTTGATCCCGAGCGGGATCGCCTCGGTCGAAGTGTCCGACATGGACATGCAAGGACTCACCCTGACATTCGATATCGGAGCGAACAACCCGCTCCAGAACCAGAAGTTGGTTGTCCAGGCCGACGGTCGAGTGACTTCGCTGATCACCGTCGACGAGACGGTCGCATGGTTCACCGCCGTCGAGCGTGCGGTCCGTGAAACGGTCAGGGTCGGACGGGAAGCGATCTCGACCACCGAGTACGAGACCGTCGGACAATGCGTCACCCTGACGCAGACCGCTCTCTACACGATCAACGGTTGAAGACAACCCGTCGTCGGGGAAGATTCTCCCCGGCGACGGACCGTCCTCCCCGACAACAGTCGCTCCGAAGTTTCATCCGTTAGACCAGGGATCGGACTTCCCGAGCGATCGCTCCGAAGTTTCATCCGTTAGATCAGGAATCGGACTTCCCGACAGATCGCTCCGAAGTTTCATCCGTTAGACCAGGAATCGGACTTCCCGAGAGATCGCTCCGAAGTTCAGTTCCGGAAGCGGCTCTAAGTTGTCTCTATTCGCCTATTCGAGGCGATCCAGGACATCGTTTTTCGCTAGATCAGCGATCTGACTTCCCGCCCGACCTTCACGAAGTTTGATCCGTTAGATCAGGAATCGGACTTCCCGCCCGACCTTGACCGAATCCGACCGAAAATACTTTCCGAGAAAGTTCGAAATAGGGTTGACCCGTCTCAGATTTGCTCTATACTTGTTTTTATGAGAGGGAGGAAAGGTTCTTCCCTCGAAAACGAAAGAAGGAAACAAAATGACGAACCAAGAAAACGAAGTTCAAACGGGCGAGATCAAAGCGACTCGGCTGGGAAAACCGATCACGCTGACCGTCGAAGTGAGGACTTGTGGAGATGCTCCTCTCCATGTTCGAAAAGTGAATGGCAAACCGTTGTACGGAACAACGGGGTACATTCGCAAGTTCAACGGAGAGATCACGATCGGGAACTACTCAGGCAGAGATATCATTCTTGACAAGGTTCAAGGACTTGAAGAGTTCTGTGATATCGCCGCCGTCACCGAGGCGAACAGGGAACTCTGGATCAACGGTTACCCGCCGAACAAGCAGCCGAAGTAACGAACCAAACCAAGCCGGGGAGGGGAGCCGATCCTCTCCCCGGTTCGGTTTCGTCGAATCCCTGGATGTGCGATGCAATTTTCTGAAATGACAATTCACGCCTAAGTTCAACAGGAACAAGGCTTTCCGGTCGATTTCTCATTTCAGAAAATTGCATCGTACCTCCGGGGATCTGAAGAAACAGGTCGAAAATAACTTTCGAGAAACTTCCGAAATAGGGTTGACCCGTCTCAGATTTGCTCTATACTTGTTTTTATAAGAGGGAGGAAAGGTTCTTCCCTCGAAGAGAAAACGAAAGAAGGAACAACATGACAACCACCGAAACGCCCCGAGGAACTAAAGTCGAGACCGTCGGAGAAGTGATCGCCGGAGAAGAGTTCGGCAACATTTACAACTACGACTTCACCGGAACGGTCGTCGTCGACGGTTGGGACTCGATCGGATCTCAAGCGAAGCCCTCCGGGTACTCGGAGGAGTTCGGATTCGATTTCTACCTCGACTCCCCAAGCATCAAAGTCGAGTACGCCGTGAACTTGCGGATCACTGGTCGGAAGATTCAGAACGGGTCGAGTCGCCCCCGGATTCGCTGTCAGATCGAGATTCTCCCCGGCGACGGCCCGAGCGTTTTCCTCGGAGGGTGGTTGATGCTCAAGACCCGGTAAGCGGTTGAATCGAAACGGACCTCGGGTAGACTCCGGACGGAACGGAGTCTGCTCGATGTCCCAATTCAACATCCTGTCCTGGGTCGACGAATCTCGGAAATGTGGATCGCTGTTGAAAGTGAAAAAAACGGATCTGTATGATCGAGTCGACAAGATCCGATCCGGTCGAAAACGGTTCTTGCGGTGTTTCGGAGCGTGTCGAGAGGCGGGTTCGTGGATTTGGGTTCCGTACACGGTGACCCTGACGAAAGCGACGGTCAGCAGGAACAGTTCGAGCGGGTTCAAACTCAACGGGGAACCCGACGAGATTTTCTCGCTCGCCGACAAGGTTCCGAGATTCAAACGATTCCGAATATATGGCTGGCACGACGGCTCCGATGTCGAGTTCAAAACGGATTGCCCGAACCTGGATCAAGTCATCGCCACCGTTCGGATTCTCGGGAAACGAGTTCGAGCAGGTCTCGACGAAGGCGAACTGAAGATCTCGTAGCGTCATCGGTGATCGAGTTCGTCAGCCGTCGCTTCCCGACGCATCCCTCCGCTTCCCGACGCATCCCTCCGCATCCCGACGCATCCCTCCGCTTCCCGACGCTTCCCGACGCATCCCTCCGCTTCCCGACGCATCCCTCCGCATCCCGACGCATCCCTCCGCTTCCCGACGCATCAAGTTCCCGTTTCGGGATTTCCGAGTTCTAGTCATTTCGTCGAATCTAGTCAAAAAAAGAGCCTGTCATTCAGATCCCCGGCTGGTGGAAACGATTTTCTGAAATGAGAATTCACGCCTAAGTTCAACAGAGACAACGCTTTAAGGTCGATTTCTCATTTCAGAAAATTGCATCGCACCTCCGGCGATCTGAAGAAACCGACCGAAACCGACCGAAACCGACCGGAAAAAACTTTCGAGAAACTTCCGAAATAGGGTTGACCCGTCTCAGATTTGCTCTATACTTGTTTTTATGAGAGGGAGGAAAGGTTCTTCCCTCAACGAGAAACAGAAACGAAAGAAGGAACACAATGTTGGAACAAAGAGATTACAAGCCGAATCACAAAATGATCGTCGCAACCGCTCTCGTCGAGGGCACCGAGGTGTCTTTCCCCGATCACTGGGTCACCGTCATCAACGGCGTATCGGTCGCAACCACTACCGTCGCCGAAGCGATCGCTGACGGTGTGAGTCTCACGGAGTTGCTTGCCACTCCGTGGAGGATCAACTACCGATCGACTAATCGAGGCTAGACCACGAGAAACGGAAACGAAAGAAGGAACACCAAGCCGGGGAGGGGAGTCGATCCTCTCCCCGGCTTGGTTGCTTTCAGTGGCAGGAGGACAACTAGGCGATGAAGCAAAGAAACACGACTCTATCTTCGCTGGCAGGGACTCGATGTTCGACATCGCTGCTGTGGATCACGAGGTCGAGGTAATTGTGGATCTTCGAGCCGTCCCGGTATTCGATGTAGCCGACATCGCCCCGGTCTCGGAGCAGAATCGAGCAACCCCATCGACACCATCTGATGTCCTGGAAGCCGGGTTTGTCTTCGGCACCGATATCGCAGTGCCAGTCGTGACCCGTCTTCCGTCCTCCGATCAGAGCGTAGGACGGCGACCGCCACGAGACCGCCCCGACGACCTCTTCGACCGCTGCCTTGATCTTGTCGAGGACCGAGTGTCCAACGACGGAGATCGCAGGAAGTCGACCAGAGATCAGGCTCTCGGCTTCGTCGGCGGTGATGATGTTTTTCGTGACGGATCGCATGATTCCTCGATCTTCGCAGAGAATCGACCCGTCCTCAAGTCGAAAAAAACTTTCGAGAAACTTCCGAAATGGGGTTGACCCGTTCCAGATTTGCCCTATACTTGTTTATATAAGAGAGAGGAAAGGAACAACATGAAAATCACAACGAAACGAATCAGCCTCGAAGAGACAAAGAACCAAGCGAGGAAAGCGGGAGTCACCGAGGAGAACATCGCCGAGTGGTTCCCCGGGCAGTGGCTCGAAGGAGAATACCAAGTCGTCAGGAATGGCGAGGTCATCGGGATCGTCAAGCGAGTCGACGGGGAAGGCATGATGCCCACGAAATGGTACACCTTCGAAGCCGACGACGAAGATCAACAGTCGCCGAGGGCGGACGGATACGACACGAAGAAGGAAGCGGTCGAGTCCTTCGTGGAGGGAGAGTAACGGGCGGCGGACCGACCGCTTCCCTCCGCATCCACCCGCTTCCCGTCGCATCCACCCGCTTCCCTCCGCATCCACCCGCATCCACCCGCTTCCCGTCGCATCCACCCGCTTCCTCCCGCTTCCCGTCGCATCCACCCGCTTCCTCCCGCTTCCCGTCGCATCCACCCGCTTCCCGTCGCATCCACCCGCTTCCCGTCGCATCCACCCGCTTCCCGTCGCTTCCCACCGCTTCCCGACGCTTCCCTCCGCATCCCACCGCTTCCCTCCGCTTCCCTCCGCTTCCCGTCGCTTCCTCCCGCTTCCTCCCGCTTCCCTCCGCTTCCCTCCCGAGACAGTCGAGGAGAGCATTCCTCCCCGACAACAGACCGAAAAAAACTTTCGAGAAACTTCCGAAATAGGGTTGACCCGTCTCAGATTTGCTCTATACTTGTTTTTATGAGAGGGAGGAAAGGTTCTTCCCTCAACGAGAAAACGAAACGAAAGAAGAGAACAAAATGTCGAACTTAGATCTCCAAGCCACGGTCGGACAGATTCGGACAACACTTCGGAGCGTCCTGGACACGCTCGCTGACGGTTACGATCTCCCCGCCTCGTATGCTCTCCTCGGAGCGGTGTGCGACTACACCGTCCTGTTCGACGCTCAGGACGACGACGACTACGGTCCTCGTGTCAACTCACTCGACAACCTGGCACACACGCTCGCTGCCATCACGACGCTCGACAGCGATCTCCGAGGTCAGTTGGGGTTCTCCGCTCGCCGAGGGACATGGTGGGTCGATTCGACTTTGCCGACTGCGATCAACCGGAATCGTCATTCGTTACGAGTCTGCGTCCAGGGAGCGATCAACTCGCTCGACATCATTCGCTGAAAATCTCAGAGTGCTTCCGGGGAGGGTCGATCCTCCCCGGAGATACTCCGGAAATACTTTCGAGAAAAACCGAAATAGGGTTGACCTGTCTCAGATTTGTCCTATACTTGTTTTTATGAGAGGGAGGAAAGGTTCTTCCCTCGGAGAGAAACGGAAACGAAAGAAGGAACCATGTCGAACTTTTACTACCAGCAAGGGATCGAGAGAAACAAACGGCACAACTCTTCGAAGAAGGCGAACCGCTTCTGGAGAAGCGTCGAGGGAATCAACCTCGCCAGAGAGATCCACGGAGTCCGCTGGATGGACTTCGTGAAGAAGATCGTCACGATCAGAGACGAAGAGCCGATCGACCCGAACTACGAGCCGGGTGACGAGGGATTCGGCGGCGAACCGCTCTCGATCGACTTCGCCAGATCCGCCAACGGGTACACCCCGACGGAGAAGCAGATCGCCGCTCTCCGCAAGATCGCCGCAGACTGGAAGGTCAAGAAGGCGACGAAGGACGCTCAACGAGAAAAGGTCGAAACCGAGAACCGGGCGACCTCGAAGAGCCGTCACATCTCCGAGATCGGTCAGCGGATCAACCTCGAAGCGACATATGTTGCTTCGGAGGAGAAGAAGAACCGTTACGGCGACTTCTTCTCGATCGAGAAGTTCCTCGTCGGCGACGACGAGATGACTTGTTTCGGACAAGTCCCGGAGTCGTTCGAGGTCGGCTCGACGGCGACGATTCGAGTCACCGTCAAGGCTCACAAAGAGTTCGACGGAGTGCAACAGACCGTCGTCAACCGGATCGCCATGGTCTGATCCGCTTGACTTCCGGTCGACCCGGTTCATACTGACAGTTCTTTCGTTCCTGGGCGGGCTTGCTTCATTGCAAGTCAGCCCTTTTTTTTATAAACTGACGAAATGAAAATGCTCTTTGTCAGTCAAACGCCGATGTCCGGTATGCCCTGGCGTGTCTCGCAAGTCTGCGATCCGATCCTTCGAGCCGATGGAGGATGGGCGAGATCCGTCGTGTACGATCCGGGAGCCTACGGCGGAAGAACTTATCCGACGGACCTCCGACAAGGATCGACGGAAGCCGAGAACGCTTCGACGGAGTGCGATGTCGTGATTCTGACGGCGGAGATGGGCGGAGAACACGCTCACGGGAAACCTTGGACTCGACATCATTCAACGGATCCGCTTCGGTGGATCGAACAGGAACCGTTGGCGACCCGTTCGACGGTCGTCGCTCAGTCTCCGGCTCGATTCGCCGAGAACCTCGATGTCTTACCGAACGCCGTTCCGATCGACGATCCTCGGTTCGTTCCGGGCGAGAAGAGCGACGACAAGATAAACATCGTTTACACGCCGACATCGAAATCGAAAGAAGGCTGGACGAGGAAATCGTACCCCGACACGATGTTGGCGTTTCGAAGGATTCTGAACGATACGGCTTTGAGGCCGAAGGTGAATATCTACCTTCTCGAAGATACGCCGTTCGAGCAGATCATGGCGGCTCGTCGTCGTGCCCACATCGTCATCGACGAATGTTCGACTGGTTCGTATCACTCGACGACATTGGAAAGTTTATCCTGCGGTGCGGCGGTCCTGACCTGGATCGACTCCGATACGCAGTACGCAGTTTCGAGGTTAATGGGAAAAGATATTTGTCTCCCCGTGATTCAAACCGGGGAAAAAGAGATTTACCGAAACCTGAGAATGTTGATCGAGAATCCGGTCCTTCTCGAATCCACAATGAAAGAGAGTCGACGATGGATGGCGAAGCATTATTCCGAGCAATGGCAAGCGGAGAAATGGATCAAGTGGCACAAGCACTTCCTCCAGAACATCGAAAAACCGTTGACGACCTGAAGCGACATTCTGATAATGGGGACATCGAAGCGATCCTGGGAGTGGCACGAGCCGCACTTGATCGGACCGCCGAATTGTTGGTCGATCTGAAAAAAGAAGAGGAAACAAAAGATGAGTGACGCATTGGGAACTTCAGAAAACAGCAGCGTGATTTTCGGCAAGGGTCCATCACGGGACAGTCTCGGGATCAGAGGTCGAGCGACCGTCGAAATGTACGAAGGCGAAGATCGGCTGTTCACCGCTGACAACGGATCGACGCACACGCTCTCCGAACTGTTGGACATGGGAACAGTCGCAGTCGGCTCGATCTTCAAGGAGATCGGACAGGGCTTCCGTTACCAAGCCGAAAATATCGAAGCAGGGTTCGTTCAATATCTCGGATTGTGGGTTCGTCCGGCGAACCTTGTCGAGATCCGTAACCAACCGAACCTCGTTCTGACGAATGGCACGGCGACAGTGGCCGCACGAATGGCCGATGTGCTTGCGACCACCGCACCGAAGAACCCGACCGGGATCACAGTCGGAACGGGAACGACGGCTCCGGCAGTCGGCAACACCGATATCCAAACGGTTTGCACCGGGACGACTCCGAACATTGATTTCGACTTAAATTATCCATCGAGGTCTGGATCCGTCGTGACATGGAAAACGACATTCGGAACCGCTGCGGTGCAAAGTCAAGCGATCACCGAAGCAGTCATGGTTTCGGCTCTGGCGGCGGGAGATGCGATCAGCCGCATCACTTTCACGGCGATCAACAAGGGAACGAACGACACTCTTGCGGTCCAGTTCGAATGGACATTTGCGTAGAAATGCTACCTTAGCATCGACCTTCTTCAACGGTCCTCGGACTTTGGTGGGCTTCTGTCCGGGGACCGTTACTTTGTCGAAAAGGTAGTACAACATGGCGTTCAGAACACTGTCCTTTGATACGGAAGTCGCCAAGCCTGTCAACGGCTACCCGGCGACAACCGCCTATGTCTCATCAACTGCTCACAAGATCAACAATGTGTATGTGCTGAAAGAGAACAACTCTCCTTTAAAGTTAAACATGACTGTCGATCAGTTGAAGACGGATGTCTTCGGCGAATCCCTCACCTTTGCACTTCTCGCAGACAAGAATGAGACATTCGGCAATGTCACTACGGGCAGCGATGTCACGACTTGGAAGTCCTGGTATGACCCAAGGAGAACGGTTGGTCAGGCAACCAGTGCGGATCGTCCATCGTACTATCGGATCCCTATGGGCGGTGCGGCTGGCGGTCCAGCCATCGTCGTCGCTCCTGGAGAGTTCGTCGATTTGCCATCGGCATACTTTCATTTCGGTGCAACGGATCAATGGACTATTTTTGTAGCACTGGAAACTGTCACGAAAAACTCTAGCCGTGAAGGTCACCTATTCGGCGGAACCAATGCGTCAAGGTCTGATCTCGTATCCATCTGGGGAATCGAGAACAATAAGTGTGCAGTTATCGACGCTGGTGGAAATGAGGAACTCTGGTCAGGCAGCCTGATGAGCAACGATTGCGTCAGAATGTTGTCGCACAGTGCGAGCAAAGAAGTGTGGGATTTCATGAATGGAGAAGAAGTCCTCAACGATACCTCGACATTCACCCATGCTTTCAACTTCGACTTCCTGAACAAGTCAGAGACCACAGGCGGCACTGCTGGATCGGCTACCTTCTGGATCAGAGAACTTCTGGTCTACAACGAGTCCATCGATGTAATGGGAGCGACTCAGCGTCAGGAAATCGAAGGATATCTAGCCCACAAATGGGGAACGAATTCTTCACTTCTGAATGCTGACGGAACCACTGGCCATCCATATGTGACAACCGATCCAAGAGACGCCAAGGGCACACACACCGTGAGGAAGTTCGAGAGCGGAACCAAGACGACGGCATTGTATGGATATAATCCTGCAAGCCCGCCATCCATGACAGATACCAGATCTTCGGTGTTCGATATCGAGACTTTCGCAGGGCAAGGATTGCTGGTCCCTGCTGGCGATGTCGTCCAGTTTGTAGTTGAAGACATGGATGCACCCGGCAAGGTCTATATCAAAATAGAATACACCGAAGCCTGATGGCGATTACCAATCCGTATATCACCACAATCGGCAACCCGGATGGTGCGGTCATTGTTCCGGGTACGGCGTTCGCAGATGGCGACATCGTTTTGGTTGGTGTCATGGGCGGCAAGGATGCTGACAATATCCCTGATGTCGCTGGCGAGGCTCCGAGGTTCAGGAATTCAGCCAACACTTCATCTCACGCACTGTCACTTCTGGACTACAGCACAAATGGCAATGCGATGCTGTCTGTGTGGTGGGGAAAATGGACTACTGCAACTCATGGGACGAACTCGGAAGACAGGATAACAACCGGAACTGGTTACGGAGGGTCTGGACAGAAATGCACGGTGAGCGTGTACAGAGGAGCGGCTGATGTTTTAACAGGTGGCGGCAACACAGGAAACGGCAATGTTGCATGGTCCCTCGTTGCGGCTCCGACTGGCAGCGGCAACTTTATACAAGTTGGCTTTGTCGGCTGGTCGAGAGATACGACATTCACGAATCCATCACCAACAGGCTTCTCAATCGATGCACAACTCTCAGGTACGGGCGGCCAGGGCACCATCGGAATGATGCAGGATCTCGACACAGGCACAACGATTGCGACTGGTCTGTCTTGTAATGCTCCTGGTGGGCGAGATTGGGTTTCGTGGCATATAGCATTCCGGGCGGCGAGTGCCGCAGGAACGGCTCACTCACAGACGGCGACGGAGACGGTCACGGCGACGGAGGTCGGTTCCCTCGCAGCGGCGACGGAGATCACCGCAACGGAGACGATCACCGCAACGGAGGCTCTCACCGAAGAGCAAATGATCGCCGAGTTCGCCGTCGAACAGATCGCCGAGACGATCACAGCGACGGAGGTCGATACCCTCACGGTGACAGCCGAGATCTCAGACACGGAGACGGTCACGGCGACCGAGGTCGATGCTCTCTCATTTGCGACAGAGACCGCAGCCACGGAGACAGTCACGGCGACGGAGGCTGATTCCCTCACGGTGACAGCCGAGATCTCAGACACGGAGACGGTCACGGCGACCGAGGTCGATTCCCTCACGGTGACAGCCGAGATCTCAGACACGGAGACGGTCACGGCGACGGAGACGCTCACCGAAGAGCAAATGATCGCCGAGTTCGCCGTCGAACAGATCACCGAGACAGTCACGGCGACGGAGGTCGATTCTCTCGCAGTGACATCGGAGATCTCAGACACGGAGACAGTCACGGCGACCGAGGTCGATACCCTCGCATTTACGACAGAGACCGCAGCCACGGAGACAGTCACGGCGACCGAGGTCGATTCCCTCGCATTTACGACAGAGACCGCAGTCACGGAGACAGTCACGGCGACGGAGGCCGATTCCCTCACGGTGACAGCCGAGATCTCATCCACCGAGACAGTCACAGCGACCGAGGTCGATTCCCTCGTATTTGCGACCGAGGCCGCAGTCACGGAGACAGTCACTGCGACCGAGGTCGATTCCCTCACGGTGACAGCCGAGATCTCATCCACCGAGACGATCACAGCGACCGAGGTCGATTCCCTCACGGTGACAGCCGAGAAGGTTGCAACGGAAACGGTGACTGCGACGGAGACGCTCACCGAAGAGCAAATGATCGCCGAGTTCGCCGTCGAACAGATCACCGAGACAGTCACAGCGACCGAGGTCGATTCCCTCGTATTTGCGACCGAGGCCGCAGTCACGGAGACAGTCACGGCGACGGAGGCTGATTCCCTCACGGTGACAGCCGAGATCTCAGACACGGAGACGGTCACAGCGACCGAGGTCGATTCTCTCACGGTGACGGCCGAGATCTCAGACACGGAAACGGTCACCGCAACGGAGGTCGATTCCCTCGTGTTTGCGACCGAGGCCGCAGTCACGGAGACAGTCACGGCGACGGAGGCCGATTCCCTCACGGTGACAGCCGAGATCTCAGACACGGAGACGGTCACAGCGACCGAGGTCGATTCTCTCACGGTGACAGCCGAGAAGGTTGCAACGGAAACGGTGACTGCGACCGAGACGCTCACCGAAGAGCAAATGATCGCCGAGTTCGCCGTTGAACAAGTCGTCGAGACCGTAGCGGTTTCCGAATCGCCGATCATCGACATTTCAAAACTGATCCTCCAGACGGAGACAGTCACCGTCTCGGAGAATGTCGCCGAAGAGATCGTCATCGAAGGAGCGGTCGAAGAGGTCGCCGAATCGGTGTTCCTCGGAGAACAATCCGAAACGACCTTCACGGCGGAGATAGTTTCGGCGGAAACGGTAACGACGACCGAACAGATCGTAGCGGAACTCACGGCGACGGAGGCAACGGCGGAAGAATCGCTGACCATCGGAGAGACCTCAACGACCTCTGTCGGGTACACGCAATCCGTAACGGAGAGCGTCACGGTCTCGGAGAATGCCTCAGAAGAGATCGCTATCGAAGGATCAGTCGAAGAGGTCGCCGAATCGGTGACGCTCGGAGAAACAACGCTGATCTCTGCCAAGAAGATCGCCACGGAGACGATCACCACCGGGGAGTCGTTCGCCCTCGACTGGAACGCTTCGGTATCCGGGTCGGAATCGTTGACGATCACGGAAGTCGAATCCAGGGAGCAGTCGTCAACGATACTCGAAGGGGAGACGGTTTCCGTCGGAGAGCAAATCTCAAAAGGTTGCACCACGACGACGACCGAGATCTTGACCATTTCGGAAGCCGGGATAACTCTTTCCGGATATCTCGAACTCTCGCAAGAGGGAATTTCGGTCGCAGAGTCAAGATTCGTTTCTCCGGTAAAATCATCGGAGATTGTCGAAATCGGCGAGGTCTCCGATCAAACGCACCTCGTGTCTGCAACGGCGGATGTGTTGCTCGCCGGTTCGACAATGACGATTGCTCTTGAGGGGCGTTCTGCGATAACATCGGTAAGAGGGAAACCTGCGACGATTTCTCTCGAAGGATTATTGAAGGAGAAACGATGAGCGTGATGCTTTACGATGCGACGATCAAAGGGAGCCTGATGTTGACCTCGGGAACGACCGTCGTGGTGTCGGCTGATTTCGACGAGGTGAACGCTCAGGCATTCACGATCTCTTCGGGGACGGCGACCCTCTTTGATTCAACCGGATCGGCGGCTTCGGTGGCGTTGACCGATCTCACCGTGTCCGTCACGACCGGGATCAGATCCTCGAAGAGAACCAGCGTGACGATGAATGCGTCCGACACGACTTCCCTGGTCGCTGGTCAATATTATATGATCTGGTCGCTCGTTCTCGGCGACAGTCAGACTCGAAAAGTGAAACAATCAATTCAGATTAGGACGGTTTCGTAATGGCTGAATCTTGGCATGAATTGCTTTTGGGGCGATACGGAAACGGATCCTCCAGTCGTTTCGAATCGTTCGTCGCCTGGACGCCGCTGTCGGTGGCCGAGTTCCGGGTGTTGTCGACATCCGAATCTCTTCAATCTTTACCGGATGAGAAATTAGAAAGAATCTGGCTGAAACCGATCCAGAGAATGCTTCAACAACGCTTTCGAATTGAACAACGAGCATACACGACTGGATCGGTCCCGACGCTGGACGAACTCACGGAGGACTTCAAGGTTGCGGCGGCTTTGACGGTCGACAAATTTTCGTTGAATCAAGACGAACGAACCGGAGTCGAATCCGTTCAAGGCGTCGGAAGTGTAACCTGGGACAACGAAGTCCCACAAAGGGCGAAAGCACTTCTTGAGCGTTATTCCTGGAGGGGCGGAAGGATCGGTCGATCGTAATGGCAAGACCGAGAAACCCGGACAAAGTGCTGCTGGAGTTCTACAAAGAAGCGATGGAAAAACTCGCTCGATCCGTCGAGGTCAATGTTTTCGGCGTTCCCGCTTCCCCGAGACATCTTGTCTTGTTGGCGGAGGCGAGGAGAATCATCGTCGAACTCGACAAGGCTTCCGAACTCTGGGCGAACCAATTAGTCCGCAAGGCTTACGACAAGAATGTGAAGTTCGTCAACGATTTCCTTCGAGCAAAAGGGTTTTCGAGATCGCAACTCAACGCCGCTCGGGACTGGGCCGTAGTTCACGAGGAAGAGATCGCTCTTCTGTTGAACGATCCGACGAACGGAATAACGCCGAGACTGAAGCGTGTTTCGAAACAACTCGGACAATCCATCGAAACTTATGTCGCACAGAACAAACTTCTCCTCCGACAAAATCGTTTGATCCGAGAAAATGTCGCAATGAATGTTTTCATGGGTGAAGGTTCCGGAGCCGCAAGAAACGAAATCCTCGATGCTATGCTTGCGAAGGGGAAACCTCCGAAGTCGTTCATGGGATTGGATTCGTGGAGAGGCGGACAAGCCGCTCGATCCTTGATCGAGGCTCCGTATTTGACGGTCGTCACGAAGAACGGACCGAGGAGAATGCACATCTTCGATCATGTCCAGATGACGGCGACGACGACGGAAAACCAGATACGGACGACGGCGAGAAATAATCGAACCAGAGAGATGGGCGTGACGCTCGTTCGGATCACGCCGAATCCTCCGTTGACTCCGTGCGTCTGTTCGTTGTTTGCGGGTCGAGTCTTCGCTCTCGATCCGGACACCGCCCAGAAAACAGGTTTCCCGCTTCTCTCAAATACGCCGAATGGTGGTCCTCCGTTTCATCCGTACTGTACGCACTCGACGATGCCGTTCATTCCAGCAGTCGAATCCGAAGCCGCAGTCAAGGATTCGATGAAGAACGGAGACAAGAAAGGGACGAGAACGCTACGGGGAGGACTTCCGAAGGCTTTGGAGGGAACGAACTTCACGGAGGCTCAACGATATTTCAACAAGCGAGGCGGGATCGGTTGGGCGGCTCGTCAGAATCCGCAGATTCGATCGTACAGCGGTTCGAAAATGGCCGACCCGGAAGTCCTGCGAGCGTTGAAGGGTCGAAAGAAACGGCTGTACAGGGTCAACGACGGCACGAATTTAGGCGGGATGAATCTTCCCGGTCCATCGTCTCAAACAGGGGCGGATTTGTTGGAGGGTCTCGAATGAGAACGAACGCAACGGTGAAACTTTTCCGAGATGGTGATCCGAGCGGACTCGGAAGCGATTTCACGGCAGAACTCGTCGAATCGAGAATTCCGGCATGGCTCCGATTCAATCGCTCGATCGTCATCACCGCCGAAGGAATGGAAGCGGTCAGTGACGGATCGGCGAGATTCGAGAAAAACTGGAAAATCAAAGAAGGAGATGTCATCGAATTACAGAGCAACAAGATGAAGAGATACAGAATCGAAGCGGTCGGCGAGATTTACAGTTCCGCCGGATCGCTTGTCGGTTACGACTGTACACTGGTCAGGGATTCATCAATTGAGTGAAATCGGCTTCAGATCGCAAGACATCGATCGTTTGGTGAAAAAACTGAACAAAATGCTACCGACCAGAACGACGACGGACAAGTTGCTTCATTTCGGTGCAACGATGATCGTCACGGAATCGAAGTTGAAGGCTCCCGTCGACTTCGGCGAACTCAGAGATTCCGAAAAAGTGATCCGAAAGAGAATCGACAAAAAGCGAGGGATGTACATCTTTGGCTTCAATCGAGTTTATGCCGAAGTCATGGATCGAGGATTCCGAGAGCGAATCATTCGTCCGAAAAAAGCGAAAGCCCTTTACATCCCGATCACGAGACTAGGCAAGAGAACCGGACCGCAGAAAGGCAGTCGACGAGGATTGTCTCAATCCAGGAACTCGGGAGGAGCGGTGGCGGGTCGAGATTTCATATTTGCCAAATCGGTCAAGGCTCCGAAAATGAAGTCCTACGGAAGCAAGCGTGGACCGAACAGATACTTTTCCGGTACAATCAGAAAGATGGCTCGAAATCCGAAGAGGTTTCTCCGTAAAATGGGGGAAGCGTGGGTTCGACAAATCCGGCTTCAACAAGGGAATTAATGACGAATCAAACGACGACAGGATTTCTCGACGCTCTGGCGAACTACCTCGCCAGCGTCTCATCGCTCGGCTTGACGAAGGGGACGAACCTCTTCGCCGAGAATTTCGTCGACGATCCGGATGTGATACTTGACCAGTTCGTGATATTTGACGAAGGAGCGGACCACATGACGGAGTTCCAACATCTTCATCTGAACTGGACCGTCCGGATCTTGACCACGAGAAAGAAAAGACTCGATGCGGTGTCTGCATTGTCGCCGACATTTGATCATCTTTTGAACAAAAAAAGATTTGTTGCGACGAGCGATTCGGGAGAGTCGTTCGTGATTTTGAAAACCCGTTCGTTGGCGGCTCCAGACCTGATCGAACGAACCGAGAGCGGAAGATTTGCTTCTGCCTTCTCGATACAATTGGAACTGATTCCTGACTAGGAGAAATCAAAATGGCTGACATGGTGGCGGGTTTTCCTACCCCTAACCTTTCGAGAAACACATCGATCGCCCACGGCGTGAAATTGTTTTTCAAAGACGAGACGGTTGCGGTCGCTAACCAGAAATGGCGTGACCTTGGCGACCTTTCCGATCTCACTTGTACCCCGGCGGCGGAGTTCCTCGAACACTTCTCCGTTCACGACGGGAAGAATGCTCTGGCGAAACGGATCATGAACTCTCGTTCGTTGACGATTGATGCGACGCTGAACGAGATCAACGGCGACAACCTCAGGCTCGCATTGTATGGCGGTGCCCCTGATGACACCGGGACGATCAACTACCCGTTCTCCGAGGTTCTCAGCGAGGATGCAGCGGGCGACACCTTCACCCTGTCGAATATCCCTGTCGCAAGTTCGGTGGTGGTGTATCTCGAAGGCGACGAAACCGCATTGACCGCTGTCACCGGATACGCCATCAACGAATCCACCGGAGTCATCTCCGCTGGCAGCACCGCAGCCACCATCGAAGACGCAACGAAGATCCGAGTCGATTACACGGTGGCTCTGACGGCGGCGACGAAGACGGAACTCTTCGGAGAGACGAACTATCACGGCGGCGTTCAGTTCCACATTCTCAACAACGAGGGCGGCGTACTCCAGATCATGGAACTCGACGATGCGTTGGTCACTCCGAGCGGGCCGATGAACATTCCGGTGGACGGCTTACAGTCCTTGCCGATCACCATCACCAGTCTGGTCAAGAACGGCCTGATCGGTCGTTCGTACTTCAAGACCGATGTCTAGAATAACCTGTGAAGAAGGGGTTTCACGATGACCGAGAAAACGACGGTGGCGATCGAGAAAGCGTTCGGAAAAGATTCGATCGTCACGCTCGAAGACGGGGAAAAGATACGGATCAAAAAGTGGTCCGTGCGGAAGGCTATGGTGATGGGTTCTACCCTTGCCCGAGTCGTCGGCGAGGTATTCAGCCTCATTGATTCCAAGTCCGAAGGCGGGACGATGCAGGTCGGGGATATTGTGGCGATGATTCCGCAAGTTCTCGAATCGTGTGCTGACGAACTGACTTACATCATCGTCGAATCGACGACGCTCTCCGACGGGAAGCAACAGATCACGAAGGACCGAGTGATGGATCAACTGTCTCTCGACGACTTCGTTGATTTGCTTTCCTCGGTGATCGAAACGAACTTGACGGAGAAAACGATGGGAAAGTGGAAGAGGCTCCTGAAGGCGACGCCCCTGGGGGGGAACTAGGGGAGCAAGAATACCCGATCGACGAATTGCTTTTGTTCTTGTTGGAAAACGGCTTGTCCGAGGCGACCATCTACGGTTGGCATGATGGGTGGCATTTCTCTCGACTCGTTGATGCGTTTCGTTACTTCAAGATCAGAGCGGTTGAGAAACAAAGAGATCGGACTCTTGCGGTTGCGTTGGGAGCCTCTTCCATGCTCTCGAAAAAGCCTCTTGAGAAGTTTTTGAAGGAAACCGATTCGACGATCGAACAATCTCACAGTCGAGAAAAGGATGCTACGGCAATGGTGCAAGAGTTGAACAAAATGCTCGGGGTACTGGATGGCTGAGTTCAATGTCGGAGCGATAACGGCGACCATCACGCTCGACAATACCGGCTTCCTCGCAGGAGTTCGCACCGCAGGTTCAACGGTGAAGACCATCGGGAAGGCCATCACCGCCACATTCAAAGCGATCGCCAGGGTCGGCAAGGCTTCGTTCAAAGCCTTGACTCTCCCGATGAGAACTTTCGTCAAAGCACTAAAAAAGGTGAAGTCGGCGATCGGTAATGTCGTGGCGAAGTTGAATCCGATGCGTATGGCTCTCGGTGCGTTGGCTGGAGGATTCGCTCTTTTAAAGTTGGCACAACAAGCGGAACAAGCAACACAGGCTGCGGTCGCATTTCGACAATTATCTTTAACGCTCGGAACCACGGCTCCCGAGGCTTTGCGTATCTTCCGAGATGCGATGCGTGGAACCGTCTCCGACATGGCGATCATGACGCAAGTCTCAAACGCAGCGATCCTCGGAGTCGGTAGCAACATCGAAGAAATGGCCGAGATCTTCCGAATCGCTCGTCGTCTCGGTCAAGCAACGGGGCGATCGTCAGAAGAAGCGTTGACGGATATCGTGGTCGGGATCGGTCGACAAAGTAGACTAATCCTCGACAACCTCGGATTGATCGTCCAAGTTACTAAGGCGAACGAGGCTTATGCATCGAAACTCGGAATACTGGTCGAAGAATTAACCGACAGCGACAAACGGGTTGCGTTCTTGACGGCAACGCTCGACGGAGGTCGACACGCTCTCGGGAAACTCGGAGACGAGGTTGACACCTTCGCACTCAAGTTCCAACAAATAGGGTCGTCGTTCTCGAACTTTTTCACGAATCTTTCGGTTCGTGTCGCTCCGGCGATGGGATCGTTCATCGGATCACTTCAACAATTGAATGCGATCCCGCTTCAAGATTCGATTGCTTTCAGTTTGGGTTCGGCGTTGGAGAGCATTTCGAATTGGATCACCGAACACGCTCCCGGGATCAACAAGTTTTTCGAAGATCTGGGTATCGCCCTGGTCGTGGTCAAGACGGCGATCGAGGAAGTGGTTTCCAGCACCGGCGACAATTTGATCTCTTTGTTGACTCACCCGGAAAGGATCGGAGCGTTTTTCGGAAATCTCGTCAAATCTCATCTGACGATCTGGTTGGGCGTCGGTCAACTGATCGGCGGAGCGTTCATGAAAGTCTTCGTCGACAATCGTGCCGTGATATTTGCGTTGTTCAAGTCGGCGGGAAATCAATTCTTGAAGGCGTTGGCTCCTATCGGAAGCATATTTGAGGAAGTGTTTGACAGATTCGACGATGTTTTGATTCGACTGCATTTGAAAGATCCGGAAAAGGAACTGAAAACCGCAAAGAGAGAACTGTCGGACTTTGAAGGATCGGAGGAACTTTTATATCGGCTCGTGGTGGAAGATCGGGCGGGAACGATTGCCGGTTCTCAGATTCAACTGATGAAAGACCTGGAAAAAACACAAGAGGCCCGACTGTCCGAAATCGCAAAACTCAGCAAGTTCATCGACCGAGAAGAGCGTCGGGTCGGTGAGTTGCAGGAGAGATTGACCGAACAAGCGAACGACGGGATCACGGAAGCGGATGTCTTGCTCGACGGCGGTCTGAAAAACATCCAAGAAGGCGTCGACGGGATCTTCGCAAATGTCACCGGACTGACGGTCGAAGAACTCGAAAAACGGATCACGGAAGTCGTGGAAGAGTTCGACAAACAGATGGAACTCGAAAGAAAAAAGATCAAGGATGGAACCGAACACGGGTTCGAACCGCTGGACGCAAACGATCGACTCCAGGCCGAGATGACCGTCGGACAGGTTGGAGGGTTGGATGCGGAGGGGATCGCCGATGCGTTCTTGAACGATCGACTTAAGTCCATGAGCGAAGTTCTCAACGCTGCGAACACTCTCATGGCGGAACACAAACGGATCTCGAAAGATGTCAACGCTCTGTACACGGACAGACTCGAATCTATAGAAATGGCGATAACTCTTCAAGGCGTCGTCGACTCCGTAACCTTGGCCCAAAGTATCGCACAAAAGAAGAGCAAGATCTTCGACGAGCGAAAGATTGAAGCGACGAAAGAACTCGAAGAACTCGAAAAAGCACGACTCGAAATCCTCAACAAAATCGAAGACACGGAGGCGGCGAATGTTGCTCTCGGACTCGAAGGAGCCGAACAACGAATCCAGGAAGAGGACAACATACTAGCCGCTCTCCGTCGACAACTCGACGAATACGATGGACACATCGAAGCGAAACAAACGATCATCGATCTAGCCGGACAACAATTGGATCTGGAACGATTCGGAACGGTGGAACAGTTACGAATCGACCTCGAAGAGAGAATCAAAAAGATTCGACAAGAATCGGCGTCGATCGGACTGGTCGGATCCGAGTTGCGTCGAATGGCGGAAGAGGAATATCTCGGAGTCCTCGAAAAACAATTGGAGACGCTCGGGGCGGACGCAGGGAAAAGGAACGAAATTCTCGATCTCGCTCGCCAACTGATTGCCCTCGAAGACGGGAAAATCGGGAACGAAGAATACAGAACGAAGAGCATCGAGTTCGAGCAACAAATAAAAGAAGCCCGAGAAGATCTCGCTCTCGTCGGATTAACCGACGACGCTCGAAGATTGATCGCTCAAGACAATTTTCTCGAATCGTTGGCTCAGGAACTTTCGGTCTCCGGGATGCTTGTCCTGGAACAAGATGCAATTCTGGCGGCGGCGAGAAAACTGTTCGATCTGAAAAACAAAACCGTCGAAAAAACAAAAGAAGAACTTCGATTGACCAGGGTCAGCGACACGATGGGGAGTTCGTTGATCGAGGCGGCGAAGACCGGAGAAGATGCGTTCAAACTTTTCACGAAATCGTTTACCGGAGATTTCGAAATGTCCGTGACGAAGGCGGTGTCGAACATCGCCGATTCGATGGGAAGTTTGTTCGGCGAAGGTATGAAGAAATTCGTCGGCTCAGAAGGCTTCGGTGCGATCATGGGATTCATCGGATTCCTTTCTCAACGGGAAAACACGGCGAACATCACGGAAATCCCGACCGAGGAGATCATCGCCTCTTCAACCACGGTCCGAGGAGTGGTCGCAGGACCGGAGAATGTTGCAATCTCTCAGATCGGATCGTCGATCCGAGAAGCAAACCGAGGAGTCGAAAGCCTTCTCACAGAGATACGGGATACGCTACAATCCATCGAGGATAGCGGTCTCACCAGCGGCGGGCTTGGACCTGCCGCTCTGACATAGGGGAAAAATGGCGACAACATTTAGCGGATCAGGTCACGGCTATCTCCAGATCGCATTAGGAGAAGCAATTAAGTTTCTTGTCCACGAGAATTCTCTGGGCTTGAACGAATACGAAGTTCATAAAATCTCGACTTCGACTGGCCAATCCAATCGACCTACCGACCACTCCGGCTCGCCGTACACAATGAACAGTTGCGGTCTGGATGCAACCAATGATCTCCTTGACGGCAGTGCTATCGCTGACGATTTCTTTGCTCCGGCAACATTTTACACGCCGACATCTGATAACTGGGCTTACGGCGATACTGGACTGATTATCTGCTATCAGTCAGGGCAAGCAGAGACAACTGTTCAACCGTTCCAGATCGTTCGAGGAGTCGGGATCGAGAAACTAACGGACCTACAAACCTCCGATAGTGACGCAGCGATGCTTGCCGCACCGAACACGATCCTCGGTCGATTGTGGACCGTCGAAAAGAATCAACGAGATGTCCTCATGCCTCGACAACGCCGAATGCTCGGGTTGCTCGGCGAACATCAAGTTGTCGATGCTTTCCTGTATGACGACGACGGGAACATCACCGAATGCCGTCTCCGGAACTTCGACGACAAGACGAATGCTGCTGCGGCTGGGAAATGGACCGACCGTTTGAATCAAGCCGATCCACGAACTTCACCGGGCGGCGATACGGGCGAGGTCGGAGTTTACACGATCACCGCTGACAACCTTCTGCCGAGGAATCTCCGAACCCTGTTCGAACAGAAGATCGACGCTGACCCGGCGGACAATCTCTTCGGAACCGGAACTGGAGACGGAACCACGGGATCAACGGTATGATCTCGCAAAGATTCGTCGATACGAATCCGCAATCGAACCTCGGTGTCTCCGGGTTGGCACGGGTTCCGCAGCAAGCGAGAGCGGTTCCGAGAGCCTCTGGTGTCCCGCTCCTGACGACTTCTCACGCTCCCTGGGGTACAACGACCGAGAACTTCCCGAGTGGCACAGCGGCGACGACATTGGCCGTCTCCGACACCGGGAGTTTCGATCAACTGGGTCTCCGCTACAAACGACCGAACAATATCACGCTTCGGCGTTGTATTTACCATCCTGGTTACGACACGCCGATCGAGTATCCGGACAACCCGGACCGGACCGTCAACTATTACCGATCGGCGACACGACGGCACAAGATCCTGACGACACCGACGCTCTCTTCGAATATTACGATCCGAGACCTACAGGCATGGGACGATGTGATAATCTCCGAAATCTGGGAGGGTGGCGGAAATCGACTTTCGGCCCTGGCGGAGTTCTTCGACACGCTGCATCTGTTCCGAATCACGGAACCAGCACTCGGTCGTGCGGTCGGTTGGATCCCGAAGGATCTCGGGTTTCAACGCCACCTGATCCAACCGTTGAGCCTTTCGGTCGGAGGTTCCGATCTCGATGTCCGTGAAATCCGACCGAGGGCGAACACCTCGATCGACTCGTACCTCGACAAGCAGATCACCTTCTCCTTCAAACTGCTCCGACCGATGCCGTTGATCGACTCATTGCTTGTAATGGAAGGACGCTGATGTCGCTCCTCTCGAATCCACCACAGCCCGTCCCGGCACCGATCCGAAACCATGTCAACTACGAGGACCGAGTTTCGATCCTCTTGAACCGAGCCGGGTCGTCGGCGAAGAATCCCATCGTGGGGACTCAACGGCACGATCCGGTCGGGGGTGCTTTCGCTACAGTGGTCGGAAACGGTGCGGTCCTTCGATTGAAGTTCGGGATGGCCGAGTACAGCGAAACGATAAACTCGGCGACGATCCAAGAAGTCAACGACGATGGGACTTCGGCGGCGGGAGCGATTTCGATCAAGGCACTGTTCACGACGAACACTTCGACGATGGCGTTTTCCGCAGATCTGATCGCCGGGGACGGCGGACAGATCCCTAGCGGGTCGTCGGCGAAACGAAGTCTGATCCGTATACACACCAACTTGAATCGGAAAATCGAACAGCAAGTCTATGTCCAAGATGCTCCAGAGAACATCGTCGTCGTTCGTGGGGCGATCACTTCGACAGATAGTCGATATCGGTCGGTCTCTTCCGCCGAGATCGACGGAAGCGAGACTTTCCCCATTCCGTTTTCGTTCTTCCCGACTTGGAACGACGAGATCGGGAGACAACACGGAGCGAGCGGCGTTGCGACCGAGTTGAACATCGCAAAACCATACGGCGGAATGAAGACAGTTCAAGTGTGGACCACTTCCGGGGTTTCTTTAGTCACCGATTTGACCGGAGAGATCCCGATCGAGGAACTGACTTCGATAGACTTCACTCCGACAAATAGCGGACAGATGTACAACTTACAATTCCAGTTCCGTGCGGAAACCGGATCGGCTGATTTTGTCCTCGGGTATGCTTATCTGATCTTCTCTGATTGTGTTGCGGGCAGCGGCGAATCTCCCGATGTCCCGCCGTCAACCGGGCATCCTCCCGGCGGCGATGTTATTGACGGGCCGGACATCATTGTCGATCCCGAAGGCTACGGAACGGATTCTGGCGGAACCACTCAAACCGGATATCGCTACTTCCTGACGGGTTACAAAGGCGGAAACTCCGAAGCGGGTCCGGGGACAGCCATCGCAAATGTCGCCAGCGGAACGCAGACCGAGACCTATCCGACGGCAGCGTTGACGCAGAAGACGATCACGCTGAATGCGACGCTACAGGAAGCGGATCTGATTATCGCAGAGATCCAAAGTGAAGACGGAACCGTCAAAGGGAACTCGATTATCTACGCAACCGCCACCGCCGACACCGGACTTCTTCCGTCTCCTCCGACGGTGGCGGTTGCGGGATCTGATTTCAACTTTACCACGGACCTCGGATCCGTGACGATTTCCGACTTCGGATGGCCCAATACCGATGCGACTGTTTATTGCCGCAGCATCGGTGCCGGGATCACGAACACGGGGGCGGCTCAATCCTCTTCCGACACCTTCGCCGATGTGACTTCCGGAGAACTGAAGTCTGTATCCTTCCCATACTCGGCATCGACACCGGCGACGATCAGTACGCTGGCGTTCGGATTCGCCACCTCTCCGAAATCGGTTGCGATATGGGCCGCCAACGACTTCGGATCATCCGATCCGACCTATATCCACTTCGACGACGACGGATCGGTTGATGGCGGAGTCGTCGTTGCTCCGACGATCAGCACGCTTCAATTCTCACCCGGTATACCTTCTTCGAACAACACGCTGCTGTTCAACATCGGAACAGGACATAACCAGTCAACTTCGTTCACTTATCGGATCAACTTTCTTCCGAAACTCGGCGGAACCGCATTGGTTCAATCGGGGACTCTTGCGAACTCGACCACTTCGGCAAGTATCTCTCTCAGTGCTTCGAGTCCGAATCTGATCGACCAGAACGGTCATTACACCATTTATCTCGAAGGCCAAAACGGAAACACGAACACGCTCTTCCTCTCTAATGTCTCGGGATCGTAATGGATTACCTCACCGAGATCGGCATCGGCGGACTGTTCGCCCTGTTCCTTGTCCGTGAGTTCCTTTCGTATTCGAAGACGCAACAGGAAAAGAAATCGAAGTGCGAGGACGACCCGAGATACCGAGAACTCGAAAAGAAGATCGAGCGACTCTACGAAATGCATCGAGTCTACGATCAGGACGGGGCACCGATCTGGTACAGAAAACGAGGCACCGAAGAACGAGTCGACAAGATTTACCACGGCATCAACAATCTACAACAAGCGACGCTGGCACTTCACGAGGCGATGAAGAAACTTCTGGAGAAATAGATGCTTCACGGATTCAAGGGAACCAGACTCGACCAAATCTGGAACACGAACCAGCGGAACCCCGGCTACCGGGTCTGTATCTGGAATCCGAAGTTTGACGATGCTCAATCGGTCGTAACCAACCGATGGAACGGTCCTCGGTACGATATCTCGCAGTTCGTCGAGACCGCTCAGGTCTCACAGAATCAAGTTTTCGAAGGCGGCGGAAGTGCGATTTCTTCCCGTGCGGCTTTTTCGATTCGTATCGACGACAAAGACGGGATGTTGATCGCCGCTCGTCGCTTGAAGATTGACCAGAAGATGTTCGGCGACGGGACGCCTGTCGTCGTCTACGAGGGCGATACACGGATCGCAAAGGAGGACTGGCCCGTCGTGTTCACCGGAGTCGTTCGAGGCTTTCCGGGGGCACACACGGCGGCGAGAGGACAACCGAGAAGAATCCGAGTCCAGGCTTTCGGCAGGGCACAAACCTTTCAACGACAAACCATCGTCGGAGTGAACTTCGATCGAGGAAGCGATCTCGGCGACATGGCGACAGAAACGGCGATCACCGAACTCGGATTGACCAGAGAAGAAATCATGTTCGGACGATTCGACAAAACGGTGAAACACAAAGCGAACGCATTGACGCAGATCGGCAAGATGGAGGGTCTGAACGAACTGATGAAACCAGTTCAACGGAGACCATATTTCGACGGGCGTGGAATGTTGGTCTCGCACGATCTCTCTTTGACGAAACCGCCGATCTGGTTTTTCAGGGAAGACCAGATAAACACGATCACACGAGTTCAAAATCTCGGACAACAAACGAATTCGGTCGAGGTCGTCGGTCTGGATTCGAATTTGTCCGAAGTTCTTCAATCGAACAAAGCGTTGAACGAAGTCGACATCACGCTCGGGTACTTCGAATCGTCGTATTCGCAGGATATCTATTACTCGCAAGACAAGAATCGACGAGCGAAGAACACATCGGTCCAGACGAAGAAGCGACCGGGATTCGGAGGTTCCGCCTCGTGGTCTCAGATCGACGACTTCCACGGAAAACTGACGCTCGATACCGGATACGGTCCGGAAGTTTTCGCTCTGATCGCCATCACATGGATCGCTGCGGCGGCTTTCGAGGTTCTGCTCGATCTCGTCATCGAAGGTTTGGATTTGTTCGGGTGGAATCCGTTGTCCGACTTCACGAAAGCGGAATTGGTGTTATTACGCACCTCGACACAAGGCATCAAAAACGCCGCAATGTTGGGAGCGTTGATAACGATGCAACGAATCGGTAGATGGAATCTGGAAATCTACGGAGAACCGTTCGAAAATGTTTATCAAGAATTGAGGGCGATCGCAGTTCGTAAGGGGACGAAGACGGCGGATGTGATCGAAAGAACCTCGACGATCCATTGGCTTTCGACCTTGACTGAATGCAAGGACATGGCGAAGAATCTGCTCCGACGAGAACTGGTCAAGTCGCAATCTTACGAGATCGTTTGTGCGTCTCTCCCGATCCTGGAAGTGGACGACATCATCGAAGTGTCCGCTCCGAATCACGGATTCCCTCGACCCGCCCGGTTTTACATCACATCGATCGACCGTTCGTATTCGGCGACGAATCCGAAAGGGGTCATGAAGGTCCGAGCATGGCACAGCAAAGAAGAGATGCCGGAGTGAAAGACGGGGCATTTGTCTACATCAAAGATGGCGAGCGGTTGATCCCGGGCAAGGTCGTGTCCGTGGACGGCGACATCGCTGCCGTTCTTCATTACGGACCGCCGCACCATTTCCAGAAGAATTATCACAGATTCGGAGTTTACAAAAAAGAAGTGAACATCGAAGATTTAGAACTTCGAGAACCGAATCTTGAAGATCCGATGGAGTTCCTGTAATGCCAGAATTGACGAGTCTTTCCGATGTGCAATCTATCGCCGAACAAGAGGCGAAACGGTCTCAGAAATATCTTCTCGGGATCACGAAAACGGCGGCTCGTTATGAAAGAGTCCCGGCTTCGATCGAAGAAGATCCGAACGCAGTTTACGAGTTCGTCGTCGATTGTTACATTCTGGAAAGTGCGAGTCAGGCGATCGTTATCGGAAGCGTCGGTCTCCGTGAGATCAAAAACATCCTCGTCAACGGAGACGCAACCGGAGATCTCCTGGCGGACATCAATGTCCCGGTCGAGATCCGCAAGAACGCTTCCGGTCAACTCGAAGTCGTCGGCAGGGCGAAGGTCGCTTTGCCAGCGTTACGGCTCGACGAATACGACGCCGAAGATCTCGGAATACATCACATCCTCGAACTGGATTACGACGAAAACGGAAAAGTGTGGCGAGATGCTTTCGGGATCATTTGTGATGTTCGAAGCGGTTCCGCCGGAGAAGACGGTTCGGTGTCCATATCCGTCGAAACCGCTCTCTCGACAGCCTTGTCAACGCTGACGCTGCTCGGGTACGATGATCTCGGAGTGATTCCGGGAGCGTTCGGTTCGCACACACTACAACGGACGATCGTCACCTCTTCGCTCGCCGTCGAAGCGAGATTGAAAGAGACGATGACGATGACGGAAGCGACTACAACTGCCTGAAGGGTCGAAAATGGTTTTCCCGGTTCCGTCGCTGAATACCTACGCTGGCGGCGACAACGATTACATCAACAAGTTCAACAACGACAACGCAGCGTTGAACAACGCTTTCGCCGGACTCGTCTCCGATGTGAACAGTCTGCAAACCGCCACGGGTTCGGCGACTTGGGATGATTGGATCAGGAAAGGTCCGGCGGTCGAAGCGTGGCCGGACGGAGTTCTCGGTGCGTATTCTCTCGTCCTGGACACATCTGATATCTCAAGCGGTAATTTGACACTGACTTCGACGAACGCCAGCGGAGTGTCGGTTGCGACGATGGGAGGCACTCGTCGATATCACATCGGAACGCTGACGCTCGCCCTGTCGTCGTTGTCTCTGACGGTCTCGACCGACCACGATGTGTATCTCGGCGTCACCTCGGACGGCGACATCGGACTTGCGACGCAGGCTTCGACGACTCAAGGGAGCGTCACGCTCCCGCTCTACAAAGTCCCGATCACCGTCGACGGAGCGGGAACGGGATTCACCATCACGACGAACTCCACGCCGACTCGACTATCGAAAACCGTTTACTGGGACAACACCGTCGAGCAACTTCGGCAAGAGACTCCGCAGGTGTTCCACATGAATCTGTCGTGGCCCACCGGTACGGTGCAAACTTCATCCGGTGGGATCTGTAAGGTGACGATTCCTTACGATCATATTTGGGAAGATTCCAGACTGGCTTGTACTTCGACAACGGCATCGGGCGGGACCGGAGCCATCACACTTGACATCGACGGGGGGGCGACGGTTCTCTCGGCTGATTGTACGACAGCGGGGAACTCGATTACCATGCCTGTACAGTCTCCGTATATCGGAACGGCGATGGCGGCGAACACGGTTTACTCCGCCGGGATGGATTTTACAACCGGGCTTGTATACAACGCTCAACTCTCACTCTTCCCCCGAAGGGCATACAATGCACCGCTGGCAAACTAGAGCCATCCTGATTATGATCCTCGGTCTGTTGATTTCCGGTTGTGCGTTCTGGGACGGATTCACCCGTGTACTCTCCGACGAAGCGAACCTGGAAACCGCTGGAGAATACACGGGTGCAGTCGTTCGAGATTCGGTTCCGCTTCTCCCGTCACCGTGGCGGGAAATAATTGTCGGATGTTTATCGGCGGTGACTGGCTGGGTAGCCAGTGCCAAAAAAAGAAGGGTTAGGTGATCCAGTGCAGTTTTTGAAAGATTTCCTGGTTTCCAGAAAGGCTCAAGCCTTGTTGCTGCTCGTCGGCATCGTGGTGTTCGGGGAGACGGCTGGACTGTCTCCGGGACAAGTGGATTTGAGTGCGAACGGTATCATGGCGTACATCCTCGGAAGAGCGATCCACGACAACGGACTCGTCAAGGCGACGAACTGACAAACCTTAAAGGGGAAGCGACATCGGGTGCGGCAAGGTCGCTTCCTCTTTTCTTTCGATGAGAGGCTTTCTTGTATCACGAATGTCCGGACTGTCTCCAAGTCTTGGAAGAGTCAGAATTTTATATCCACATAAGAACGGCAACCGGAGAACGAAAGCGAACCGTCCGATGTAAAATTTGCGAAAGCATTCGGAAAGCCAACAATCTCGAACATCATGTCAGCGAGCATTTCAACTCGACGAGAAGACGGAGCGTAGCGAAGGGCATTCGTTTCGAACTGACGAAGGAATGGTTCCGAGAAAAACTCGAAGGCGATTGCGAGTTGTCCGGACTTCCCTTTGATTTTCAATCGAAGACCCGGAAGCAATCGGCGAGGGCGGCGTCGATCGACCGGATTGATCCCGCTGGCGGATACACCGTCGAGAACTCAAGGTTGATTTGCAAATCGTTAAACTTCTTGCTCGGATCATGGGGCGAGCCACAATCGATGGCGGTGATCATCGCATATCTTCGACGAAAAGGATTTCGTGTCGAGAACGATAAGTCGTCGTGATTGTCAGAAAGATCGTTCTGATTTCCTGGCTAGATATCGTCGCCCGGGCCGACTGGGTTGGCGACATCAAAACCGTCATCGAGGAGTTAAAACCCGAATCTTGCCTCACCGTTGGATGGCTGATCCACGACGGGAAAGAGTTTTTGATCGTCGCCGACAGCGTGACGAAGGACAAAGATTTCGGAGGCGTGACCGTCATTCCGAGAGCGGTTATCACGAAGATCGAGACGCTGGCGGAGATCACTCCCGCTTCTCGACTCAAGAAAATCTGAACAGGTCGAAAATAACTTTCGAGAAAACTTCGAAATAGGGTTGATCTGTCTCAGATTTGCTCTATACTTGTTTTTATGAGAGGGAGGAAAGGTTCTTCCCTCGAAGAGAAAACGAAACGAAAGAAGGAACGAAAATGAAAATGAAACTCAGCCACGAAGTAAACGGCAGAGTGTTCACGAGAACAACCCGTGCAAACTACACTCATGTGGTCGTGATCTATACCGGAGGGGTTTCACGGCTCGGCGACGAAGCGAGCGACCATGTTCGATCCTGGCACGGATCAGAAGCCGCAGCAGAGAAAACAGCCCGTTCCGTGATGGCTTCCTTCGCTCGTCACTCTTGTTCAGCGAAGGCAGTGGTCGAAGTCGTCAACGGCTGGAGACCATAACCAAACCGGGGAGGGGAGCCGATCCTCTCCCCGGTTCGGTTTCGTCGGATCCCCGACGGTGCGATGCAATTTTCTGAAATGACATTTCCCGTCTAAGTTCAACAGGAACAACGCTTTCCGGTCGATTCCTCATTTCAGAAAATTGCGTCGTACCTCCGGGGATCTGAAGAAACAGGTCGAAAATAACTTTCGAGAAATATCAGAAACAGGGTTGACCCGTCTCAGATTTGCTCTATACTTGTTTTTATGAGAGGGAGGAAAGGTTCTTCCCCGACGAGGAAACGGAACGAAAGAAGAAACAATGTCGAACTTCAACGGAACGAAACTCAGCCATGCGGTCGATCAACTCAAGGATGAGGGGGATTACTTCGTCGTGGTGGGCAAGAGAGTGTTCACGAGAACAGTTCCAGGGACAAAGCAATACACTCATGTACTCGTCGTGCAACTTCCAGAAGACGATAGTGCGGGTGTCTGGTCCTGGCACACTTGCAGAGACTCGGCGGAAACAATGGCTCAGAGCGATTTTTGCAAGGACTGGAAACCAGTCGTCGAAGCCATCAACAACGGTTGAACCGAAACCAAGCCGGGGAGGACGGGCCTCCCCGGCAACAACGAGGAACGAAAGAAGGAACGAAAATGAACGAAATCACAAAGAAAATCACAAGTTCGAGAGACTTGAACTGTAGCGATCCACGGATCGCCTCGAAGACCCCGTGCGGGAACAGGAACGGTTTCGGAGATTGGCTCACGGTCGAACTGACGAACGGTTTCACCGTTGCCACCGACGAAGACGGATCGCCGATCCTGCCAGAAGGAAACCTTTCCTGGCACCTCGGAGTCGGACCGAGAGCCACGGAGTTCTTCAAAGGAACCGACCGGATCTACCCGGCGACCGTCACGGGTAAGTTCCGGGACATCCAGAAGTGGTTCAATCAAGGCTTGATCGTGAAGAACACGAACAACGGTTAACAGCAAGACCAAGCCGGGGAGGGGAGTCGATCCTCTCCCCGGAGATACTTTCGGAGAAAGTTCGAAAGTAGTGTTGATTCGTCTCGGATTTGTCCTATACTTGTTTTCATGAGAGGGAGGAAAGGTTCTTCCCTCGGAGAGAAACGGAAACGAAAGAGAGAGCAATGTCGAACTTCACCGGAACGAAACTCGTGTTCCAGGATCTCGAACATACCGAGGTCGAACGCTACTGGGTGTTCGACTTCGATCACACCGTCCCGGAAGGTCTGGCTGACCGCCTCGACACTCCGGTCGGAGAACGCTGTGCAACCGTCGTCTCGCTCGACTTCTTGAAGGGGACCGACGCCTCGATGGATGAGATCGTCGCCAGCGTCGATTCGATACGCTGGCCCATCGAGTGGAGCATCAAGGATGCGAAGGAGTGGATGCTCAACTTCACTTTCAAGGCGGTCATCTAATGAAGAAGGTCTTCGACAAATCACTCCCTGCGTTGCCGGACAGGTTCTGGGAAAATGTCGACGGAGCGTTCAACATATCGGACTCGATGTTCGATGTCGCTGCCAGAGCGGCGGCGGAAACGCTTCGAGCGGAGTTCCCGAATCCGGACGACGCTCGGAAGTTCCTATCCGGACAAAACTCCGTCGGCGGTCAACTCGCCGTTCTCCAAGCCTGGAAAAAAGCCGGAGAACGACTGGTCGCTGTCGACGGATCGGTGTTGACCGACGCCGAGAATACGGATTGTCTTCAGTCAATCAAAGGCGAAGAATTGAAGCAGACGATTCCGTCGTTCGGTCTTTGGTTCCCGAGAAGAGTTCGAGACACGATGTCGCATTTCCAGTTGGTCAGGCACTATGCTGCCGACGATCTGTTGTCCGATCCCGGTTCGATCGAATACATGGTCGGCGGGAAAAGACGGTTGGCAAGATTTCAATCAGGGAACGGATTCTTCGAGACTCAGACCGTCGTCGGTTTGATCGCTTCGACGCAGTATCATTCCTACGAATCCACCGCTGGCGTTCCGTTGGTCTCGATCGACGGCTTGCAATGCGTCGGAGCGAACGGATTGATCGGGCGAGGCACTCCGAAAAAGATACTCGAATCGGAGATCGTTCGAGCCGATCGAGGAATTCTCGAAACTTTCGTCGTTCCGATCTACGAAGGAAGAACGCTTCTCGATAGTTTTTGCTCGACGCTGTATCAAGACGAAGCCGCACAAATGCGGAAGATGTATCTTTCGAATCGAGAACCCGAGACTCCGCTCGAACAGTCGAGACAAGGGTTCCTCACCTCGCTGAATGTTCTTTCGACGATGATTCAGATTATGAGTTCTTACCCGGAATATCTACAAACGAAGATCGTCACATCGAGCGGTCCGAAACCGGGAAACCCGAAGAAGAAGAAAATCGAATCACTACGAATCCAAGAACTCAGGACGCCCGTCGTCGACGACGACCGTTCCGGTGGGACCGATCACGGGACTGGCGACGGAACCACGAAACGCTCACACTGGCGACGAGGACACTGGAGACGACAAGCCCATGCGGAGAACTGGAGACGAGCGAACCCGGATCGGTCGACGGTGAATCTCCCGGACGGTCGAGAAGCACATCAAACCTGGATTAAACCAATTTGGATCGGAGGAGCGAAATGAACCAGCCGAGCAGACACGAGGACGGATGGCACGGTGTCCCGGAGGAGCCGGAAGAGCGTGATGAAGGTGCGGATGATGACCGCCGCCAGATGGAGGAGGAGAACCAGTAATGGCGAGTCCCAATTTGAGACAAGTGCTGATCCTGGAGGGTACAAAAGCAGTACCCTCCACAATTGAGGTCTGGTGCCCACACTGTGGGGACGACTTCAACACATCGGGCAGTTTCAGCGAAGAGGACATCGCTGATTTCGCACACAACAGACAGGGACTCTGTGGGTGCGGACCACTGAAGGAGGAGCGAAATGAACAGAATTCTTAGAATCCTGTCGGTGGTGCTGAACCCGTTTTTCTGGGTCGACCTGTACCGATTCCTCGGCGAAGACGAAGACGACAGTCTCGATCTCACCGACACGCCGGAATCTCCGGAGTACGCCGAGGCTCAATCAGAAGCGGCGAAGGCGTGGGAAAATCGACAGCGAAAGAAATGGGGAGGGGCACGATGATCGTATGGGTAACGAAAACAGAATTGCCGGAAGAAGGAAGAGCGGCGGATATGACCGCAAGCGTCCACCGCTCAAAAGCGGAGGCGGTACGGGTGGCAAAGGACTTGATGAGAGGCGACCACGCCAGCGATACATGCGTAGAGGTCGTCAAGGTTACATTTCCCGAAGGGGACAAGGCCGGGTTCATCAGAGTCTTGAAATGGGCAATGGAAGATCACGACACAAGCGGACATCTCAGGAACGAAACACCTGGGACTATACAATTCAAGGAGATCAAATGAGCGACGAAAGAAGGAAGCGATGAACAAGAGGAAGATCTTCGATGTTTTTCTCGACCGGGCCATCGAGTTGCTCTGCATCTCGGCTGGTTGCGGATTGCTCTGGCTGTTCGTGGATTGGTTGATGGGATGAAGAAAAGGATTCATGTGAATCAACACATCGTCAGGGCGAACAAGAAACACGGAAGGACCGATCCGGCGTTGACGGTGAAAACCTACAAATCAAACGACAAGGGGAACGAGGTCGAGATCCTCGGTTCGTCGAAGATCGTATCTCGACCGACTCGACCGCTTTCGTGCGGGGCGACCGTGTGGGTCGAGACTTCTTCGACCGTCGTGGTCTACGCTCCTGGAAGGATCAAGACCGTTGAATAATATGATGGAACAACTCGAAGAATGCGAAGCACTCCTGATCGACGGACACGATGAAGCGTTGATCGGGATCGGTGGAGCGTTCAATCAACGAGCGGCGGTATACGATCGACAGAAGATCCTCGACAAACTTGTCGCCGACGGATTGACGGTCGAGGAAGCCGACGAATATATTTCATACAACATCGAAGGGTCGTTCGTCGGTGAGCGAACCCCGATCATTGTGGAAATGAGGACGGATGATTGATCGTCGATGCGTTCTGTTCCTCGCCTCGATCCTTGCAGGGTGTTCGACGAGGCTCGTCGAGAGCGACGAGGTGCTGGTCGACACTCGTGGGGTGCCTATCGTCCAGGTCGTCATCGAGGGTCCGGGAGGCGATCTCGTGCCCGTTGAACACCGTCGAATCAACGACGAAACCGCTTTCGTTTTCGAAGGAAACAGGATCTTGCGTATCGCCGGGATCGCTGCGATCGGAACGATCGTCGTTTTCCTCGTCTCCCGGTGGAGGCGTGAACGATTTTCTGAAATGAAAAACAAGGGATAACCTCAACAGGGACAACGCTTTCCGGTCGAATCTTCATTTCAGAAAATTGCATCGCACCTCCGGGGATCTGAAGAAACAGGTCGAAAATAACTTTCGAGAAAACTTCGAAATAGGGTTGATCTGTCTCAGATTTGCCCTATACTTGTTTTTATGAGAGGGAGGAAAGGTTCTTCCCTCGGAGAGAAACGGAAACGAAAGAAGGAACGAAAATGACGAACGAAACCCAAACGACAACCGAACTCGACTTCGGATACCGCTTCAAACTCTCGAACTCGACGATCACCCGGTTGCAGGAAATCCGAATGACATTCGGAGAAATGCATCGCCCACCCTACCGTTTCCTGATCGTCGCCAACAAGTTGGTCGAAGGGGTCACGGTCCAGGTTTGCTTCCCGAGCATGACCGACACATCGAGCGAGTACGCCAGTCTCGACACGCTCGACGGAAAAGCGGTTGCCGTCTCCGTCTAATCAAAAACCCAAACCGGGGAGGGGAGTCGATCCTCTCCCCGGAGATACTTTCGGAGAAAGTTCGAAAACAGGTTTGACTCTCGCCAGATTTGTCCTATACTTGTTTTTATGAGAGGGAGGAAAGGTTCTTCCCTCAACGAGAAAACGAAACGAAAGAAGGAACGAAAATGACCATCGACATCACCCACAGCAAAGACATCTGCTCCGAGGACACGAGAAACACGCATCGCTTCGAAGCGATCGACGGAAACGGCGAGACCGTTTCCGAAGTCATCATCGTCATGCCAGCCGAAGATGGCGGATTCTGTCAGTTCGAGTTCGGTACGATGCTGGACAACGAGGTCGGTCGAGAGGTTCTGATCCGGGCAAACTATTACAAAGCAGGTCTCAAAGATCTCGTCGAAGAGTTGCTCACGGCGAACATTGCTGGATCCGAAAATGTAGCACTCGATCGAGTACGGGTCGCCTGTCGAGAAGATCTCGATCGGTTGGAGAAAATCACGGGAACGATCGTCACCATTCGAAGCCAGAAAAGACTCGCCGCCAACATCAAAGCGATGGCGAAGAAGATCGACAAAATGTTCCCGGAGTCGATTGACGATCATTTCTACTCGACCGGGTTCATGGGCGGGCCGATCATGTCGTTCGTCGATCGCTGGGCCACTCCGTTTTTCAGAGAAGGATGGAATCTGGAATCGTTGTTCGGTGGATGCGAACGAAAGGTCGTCAAGAAGATCGGCGAAATCAAGGAGATCGTTCGACAGAATGTCGTGCGAGGCGAACTTCAGTTCGGAAGATTCATCCAAGACTAACAACCCAAACCGGGGAGGAAATGACCTCCCCGACGAAAGGAACGAAGAATGATCGAGAACATCAACGAGGCGGTGAAAGTCATCGAAGCCGAACAACGGCGATGCCGGTCGGCAGTGATCGACCGGATCCCTCGACTGGCGGAGGAGATCCGCTGGCAACTAGACCCGGACAGTTTCACGACAGAACAACGAAATGATCGGGCAATCTTCGGTCCCGAAACGGGCGAGAAATGGCCCGGTCGCTCGGGTTGTTCGCATTGCGTCGAGCATTCAGTTCGAGACCACATCAAGGGAAATTCGCCGCTCATGGAACGAGTCGGTATCCACTGCGGATGGCACGGCGAATTCTCGTTAATCATAACGAACGACGAACTGATTGAACGGACGACCGAGGAATACTGGGAGCAGGTGAAACGATGAAAAACAAAGACAAAGGGCGGAAGAAGCGGAAGCGGAAATTGCTCGACCACTTCATCCGGGAGTGGCGACAGCATGTCGCCGAAACGCTCCGCAAGAAGCGAGGTGACAAATGAGACCGCCGCTCTACGCTCACCAGGAAGAGACGGTCGAGTTCCTCATGCAACGGAAGAACGCCGCCGTCCTCTCCGAACAAGGAACAGGGAAGACCCGATCGGTGATCGAGTTCGTCAACCGTAAGTTCCCGTTTCGGGATTTCCGAGTTCTCGTCGTCTGTCCGGCCACGCTCATCAATGTGTGGAAGGAAGAGATCATGAAGTTCGCCGACCACCACGATCATTTCGTCTTGCGAGGCGGAACGATGCACAAACGGCTCGAATCCGTGAAACGGTTCAAACCCGGCTGGTATCTAATCAACTACGAAGGGCTTCGGGCGGTCAGGAAAAAGAGCAATGTCCTCGCTGGCGGAAAAGACTGGTCTGTCGTGGTCGCCGACGAAATGACTCGGATCAAGAATCCGACGGCGAAACAGAGCAAGGCCATGCACGACTTTTCAAGACCTGGCGGAAACTTCGATCCGATTCGAATCGGACTCACGGGAACGCCGATCACTCAGTCGCCGCTCGATGCGTTTTCTCAGTTCAAGTTCGTCGAACCGAGATTGTTCGGAGACAAATTCTTCGCTTTCAGAAATCGCTACGCCGTGATGGAGAAAAAACACTTCTCCGGAAGATCGTTCAGCGTCGTTTCCGGGTATCAACATCTCGACGAAATAACGAAAAAGATGTTCGAAGTCTCGATCCGTCACACGAAGAAACAGTGCCTCGATCTGCCTGACAAGATTTATCAGAGGGTCAAGGTCGACTGGTCTCCGTCGAGCCGAAAGTTGTACAAGGAACTCGGTCGAGATCTAATCTCCGAACTCGAAGACGGAAGCGTCGTCGTCGTCGGTAACGCTCTGGCGAAACTGGCGAAACTCCGTCAGGTTTGCGGCGGTTTCGTTTACGAGAGAAACTCCGAAAGTCCTGATCCGAAAGCGAAGGAGATCACGCCGAAGCCGGAGAAGATTTCGACGATGTTGGGAATCGTCGAGGACACGCCGGGACAGTTGATCGTTTGGGCTTGTTTCAAAAAAGACCTCGACAACATTTGTAAAGCACTCGACGACGCTGGCGTGTCGTTCGGTAGGATCACCGGAAACGAAGACACCGCCGAGCGAGCGGAGTCGGTGAGGGCACTTCAGGCGAACGAGATCAAGGTCGTCGTCGCTCAGGCGGGCGTCGCTCAGTACGGCTTGACCATGACGGCGGCGGAGACGGCGATCTTCTACTCGCAGGGATTCTCGGCGGAAGACCGAATGCAAGCGGAGGATCGGAACCACCGGATCGGCACGAAGAACGCAGTCCGATACATCGATCTCGTCATGAGAGATTCGGTCGACGAAAGCATTTCCGAGGTTCTCGGGAAAAAGAAGTCAATGGCTCAAAAAATGACTCGGGCGGAACTGGAAAAAGTTGTTTATTGTTCCGGGGTATAATAACGAAACACCTCCTCCGGGCGGGGGTCGGAACGGCGTTCCGGCTCCCGTCCACTTCGGAGAAAACGAAAGAACGAAAGAAAGGAACGAAGTGAATTCGAACAACAGTCTGGCGGGGCCGATGCGAAAAATGGCCGACACGAAAACGAAGATCGACGCAGCGAACGCAGCGTTGAAACAACTCAACGAGGAGTATCGAGGACATCAGAGAGAAGCATTGTCGTTGATGGAGGAAAACGATATTCAGAATCTCAAGTTTGAAACGGACGGGAACGGAACTTTCACGGCTTTTCAATTCCCGGTGACGAGGGCGAAGGTCTCGGACGCCGATGCGTTCGAGAAGTGGTCGACCCTTGTTCACGGCGAAGGTTCGATCAACGGTTTCAAGATGTGGAGTTCTCAGAAGATCACTTCCGCTTGCCGGGAGTTACTCAAAGACGAAGAGGCGAGTCTTCCCGATGGTGTGTCGGTGGAGCAGTTCCAAGAAGTACGATTAAGAAAGGAATAAAATGACGAAGAAAGAAGATGCGTTCGAGTTGATGCTCGCAGCGGAAAGCGACGGCGGATATCTGGAAAACGCCGGAGACCAAGACGGAGAAAAAGCACCACGAATGATGCTCGTTCACGCTTTGAGCGAACTGGTCGAAACCGGAGATGTCAAACCTGGACAGATCATCCTCAACACGACGGATGAGGCTTACGCTCCGGCGGGAAAACCGTTCCCGGTGATCCCTTTGTACTACTGGAAAGGGCGGACATTGTTTCCGCCGAGAGACACCGGATCGACGACGGTGATTTGTCGAAGCATTGATGCGAAAATCGGACAAGGGCTTCCGGGCGGAACCTGTGCCACTTGCGACAAAGGACAATGGACGAAAGATCCGTTGAACGATCGAAATATTCCGCCGAACTGTATCGAGCAACACAACTTCGCTTTCCTTGTCCCTGGGAAACCTGAAGGCGAGAACATCGCAGTCTGTTCGATGGGGAAGACCTCGTTGAAAGCGGGTCGGATCCTTCTCGGTAGACTACAACATCTGAAAAATGTGCCGTTCGGATATGTCTTCAACCTCTCTTCGAAGATCGAAGAGTCGAACGGCAATCGCTACTGGATCTTCGATTTCGTGAACCACGACGAGAACAACCGACTCGAAATGCCGTTGAACAAGTTCGACGAAAAACGATGGTCGGAACTGTTCGAAGCGTCGAAAATCGCAGCCGACAAAATCCGAGAAGAACACCAGAAAGCGAAGGCGACGATCTCTTCCGAACCAGTCGTCGACGGGTCGCTCGGTACATCCGAAGTTCCGTTTTAATGGTTGCGGACTATTCTCCGCTGTTCGAACGGTTTCTCCCTGAACCGTCGAAGAAAGTCGGCGATGCAGGTTGGCACGGAGCGTTCTGTCCGTTTCACGAGATCGGCGGGAAGTCCGCCGGACACAAATCGCCGTCGTTCGGTTTCAATCAGGATTCCGGCGGATGGAAATGTCTTGGTTGTCACAAGGCCGGGAACGCCATCGATTTCGCCGGGATGATGAAGGTCGGAAGTTACGATCCAGGGAATCGAGATCACAAGAACGAAGCGATGAAGGTCGTCAATTCGATCTTGCCCGATTTCGAGATCCGTTCTTCGAATCGACGACGAACAGTCAACGCTTCCGGAGAGTTGCCGAAACCGGAAGAGATCACGGAGGCGACGGTGCGACTCCAGTCGGATTTCGACGCTCTCGAATATCTGGAAAAGAAACGAGGATGGTCGACCGAAACGATCAGAAAACATCGCATCGGGATATCGGACGACCGGAAGCATTTCCTGATCCCGATCGAGGTCGAGGGAGAGTTGGTCAATGTCCGATATTATTCGCCGAAAGGCGTCGACCCTTGGCACCCTGACGCAATGAAAATAAGAGGAGTCAAGGGTCGCAACGAGGTACGGATCTTCCCGGATTCCGTTCTCGGAGAATCGTCCGACAAACTGTTCGTCGTCGAGGGTGAGAGCGACGCTCTCGCCGCTTTGTCGATCGGTTTGAGTGCCGTCACCTTCACGGGAGGAGCGGGCAACTGTCCGAGCGACCTACACCGTCTCCAGGGAAAAGAGATCACGATTCTGTATGACAACGACGAGGCTGGTTCGAAGGGAGCGAAGAAGGTCGCACAGTCGCTCCGGAAGTTCACGCAACAGATCAAGATCCTCGACTTCGATTCCGTGTTCAAGGGCGGGACGGATTTGACCGATGCCGTCGTTGAACACGGCGGAGAATCGACGGCGAAATTGTTGATCGCCGCTGAAAAGGCTCAGGATTTCCAACCGTCGAACTCGGTTCGACACACTCACGCAAGAGAAGTCGATTTCGCCGAGGCGATCAACTCGACGAATATCGGAGCGAAGATCAAGTTGAAGGCGATGGTCATGGGGACCAGGGAGCGGCCATACGCCGCTTACAGTCGGGTCGCAGCGGATTGTGCGGCGTCCGGATCGAAGCCGATCTGTACGCTCTGTCCGCTCTCGCAGGGCCACGGAGCATACCCGAACGGCGAGAACGATCGTTTGACCGAAAAAGAGTTGCTCAAGCAGATTCGGAAACCGGACGGATCGCTTCAAAAAGAGTTGAAGAAAGTTTGCGGATTTCTCTGCGACGAGTTCGAAGTGAACGAAGTTCGGTCGACGATCGAAAGCATTTACGAACTCGTCGTCGGACCGTATCACGAGGAAAACTCGAACGACGAGAGCGTCGGTTTCCAACAACGAACCGTCTTCGCTTGCAACAACGGGAAACAGTATCGGATCAACCAGCCGTATCAGTTCGAAGGCGTGACGATTCCTCAACCGTGGGACCAAGCAAACACTCATGTTTTCACCAGACACGAAGATATCGAAAGGACTGTTGATGGATTCGAACTCTCCGAAGAGGGAAAAAAGAGACTGCGTATCTTCCAAACTTAAGCAAGAACCCGATGTATATTATTCTCTCCCGTGGAGGGATTTGTTGACGGACACGGTGGATTGCGGACTCAACGGTTTGAAAAATGTTCCGCTCGCCGAGGCGGTGAAATCTCGTCTCCATTTGTTGACCGGATTCGATCTCGTTTCGATTATCGAGAACACTTGTTCGATGTGTCCGCACAAATCGGATTGTTCGAACCACGAGAAAATAAAGAGAAGCAAAATAGAATTGAGGAGCAAATGCGTCCAGATCCGACAGAAAGTCAGAAAAAATCGCCAAGCCTGATGCTCTGGGAAAAAGGGATCATGATGTGTTTGGAAAATCGAGACGGAAGCGAAGTCGAAGTCGAACTGACCTGGAATGCGTTTCAGGAGATGCTTCGATTGATCGTCATCGCCGTCGAGCAAATACCGGACGAAAAAATACGAGAAAGCATCGAACGAGAGTGGGGGAAAAAATATGGACGACCTGACCTCGGAAGTTTCCTTGATCGAATCGAAGATCAAAGAAATACACGACGATTTTGAAGCCAATGTCGTCGGAATCAAAGTTCCTCGGGAACTGATTTACGCCATCGATCTTTGTTATCATTCGGCGGATTCATTCATCTTCCAGGATCGACTCGTCGAAAAAGGGATGTTGGAAGTATTGATCGTCGGCGACACGAGAACGGGGAAATCGGCGACAATCAAAGCCTTGATGAAGCACTACCAGAGGGGCGACTTCATACAAGGCGAATCTTGTACCCTGGCTGGACTCCTGGGAGGCGTCGACGAGAGCAGCAACGGGAACCGCTTCGTGAAGTGCGGACGACTTCCGTTGTCTCACAGACAACTCGTCACGATCGACGAGGCGAACGAACTGCACGAGGAGATCGTCGGGAAGATGTCTGGAGTCCGTTCGAGCGGACATTTCGACATCATCAAGATCGTCACGGGTCGGATTCTTTGTCGGATCCGATTGATCTGGATCGCAAATCCACGATCCGGCAGAAAAGTCGGCGAATATTCCTTCGGATGCGAAACGATTCCGGAGGTGATCGGGAAACCGGAGGACATCGCCAGATTCGACGCCGCTTTGATCGTCGGAAGAAAGTCGATCGACATCGCTTCTTTGTATGTTCGAAGCGACAAGAAGACGAAAGTCCCGCACCGCTACACGAAAGGGCTTTGTCGAGATCTCGTCATGTGGGCGTGGTCTCGGAAACCGGAACAGGTCGTGATCTCAAGAGAGACGGAAGATGCGATTCTTTCGTATTCTCAGGTCTTCTCGGAAGATTTCAACGAGTCGATCCCGCTGGTCGTCGAGACCGAGATGCGAATCAAGATCGCAAGGATGGCTATCGCTTTGGCCGCTCGGTTGTACAGCACCGACGAAAAGGGCGAGACCATCATCGTTCGACCCGCTCATGTCCAGGTCGTTTGCCGTTGGTTGTACGACCTCTACGAAAGCGAGGCGGTCGGCTATCTCCAATACAGCGAGCAACGCAAGGGCGGAAATCTCGGAGAAGAAGTAACGGAGGTTTGCGAGGCTCTCGGGAAAAAAGGGATGCTGGCGTTGATGAATATGTCGATCATCACGAAAGGCGTGTTGAAAGATATCTTCCAGGATCCCGACGCCGGGTCGGTGGCGTTTTCGAAACTCTTGCTCGGTAGAGCGATCAGAAACAACGGTCGAGGATTTCGGATGACGGAATCGTTCATCGAGAAACTCAAAACGGAGAAGTCGAACTCGGACATTCAGGCGGAACCCAAGGCAAAGAAACTCGTACCGACAGGAAACATCTTTGATTGATAACCACGCCGAGCGACAAGCAAAAGGCAATCGAGCGGGCGGAAACATCGCCGAACGAAGAGCCAGAGAATATTGCGAACGAAAGGGAATCGGTTTCGGGCAGTTCGGTTTCAACGAACTCGGCGATCCGTCGTCGTCGATCTTCCCGGTCTGGAAGATCTCGTCGACTCTTCGAGCGGCTCCTGATTTCATCATCTATCCACCGAGCGGAAGGTGGAATTGGCTCGAAGCGAAAGGATTCGCAAGACACAACGGAAACGGGTTCCGGCTTCATGCGAAAAAGATTCCGTTGTACGAACACTGGCAGAAATGGTATCCGGTGCTTTTGTTCATTCACGATATCGACGAGCGTGTCGATTACATCGTGAGTCTCGATTCCTTGTCGAAACACATCGCAGACACGGCGATGTCGCCGTCGGGATATTACGATCGAGCGACGATGGGGAAGAAGAAACCCTACTTCGAGTTTTTCGAGGAAGTGCTAGAACCGCTCAATATGGCGAATGCGTATCAGGATCGAGCAGTATAACTATTTTCAAACTAATCTTGAAATAGGGTTGTTCCGTCTCAGATTTGTCCTATACTTGTTTTTATGAGAGGGAGGAAAGGTTCTTCCCTCGAAGAGAAAACGAAACGAAAGAAGGAACGAAAATGGAAAACAACAACCAACCAACGCTCGGAACGGGAACCAAGGGAATGAAGTTGGAAGACGGAACGATCGAAAGTTTGCAGGAAATCCGAAAGACCTTCGGAGAAATGAATCGCCCAGCGTATCGCTTCCTGATCGTCGTAGAGAAGATGATCCAAGGTGTGAAGGTCCAAGTGAACTTCCCCAGCATGAACGATACTTCTGCTGAGTACGCAAGTCTCAGCACCACCGATGGCCTAGCGATTGCGATCGCAGTCTAATCAAATCAAAAACCCAAACCGGGAGGGTCGATCCCTCCCGGTTTCAAACGGAAACGGAAATAACATGACCACGAATCTATCTTCGGTGAAAGAGTCGATCGCCGATGCGGAAGCGGCTGGAGTGAAAGTGATCGGAACGCTCGTGCAGTGGATGATCCCGCAACGATCGGAGATATCATCCGACTTGCTCTTCGACGCTATGAAGAGCGAAGGAATCAGTCTCGCAACGATCGACGAACTGTTGCCGAAACCTGTGACAATCCGTAAATCGTTCACTCGAACGATCCAGAACTTCAACGCTCGTCGTCGTCGTCCTGGAGGGGCGATCCGGGAGTTCAGGAAGATCAAGATCGACCAACCCGGCTCCGTTTGTTACGGACTCGTCAGCGTCGATCCGGACGGGACGGCGAGATCGTTCAGTTTGGACAACGAAGGATGGGTGGCTCTGATCGACGGGGAGGTACGATCGAATGAAGCCGAACTGAAAAAAGAGATATCCACGGGAATGACGCAGATGCTCGGAGCGGCGGATCTCCGAAGAATGCTCACGAGATGGAGCAAGTCGAGGAGCGGATTCTCGACACGCCGAGGCGGTGGATCCTACTTTGTACCGAGCGATCCGATCGCTCAGTCCGAGGCGGACGGTTTGTCTGTCGTGATCTCAAGACTGACGCAGGGACACTTGATGCTTCTGCCGATTCTCGGAGGAGACGCAGCGACGGCGAATGTCTCGGCGGCTTTCAACGACTCGATGCTCGCCGAGATCGAATCGCTACAAAAGGAGATCAAAAAGTTCTTCGATTCCCCGACGAAGAAGCAAAAAGGAGCGAGTCTGAAAAGACTCGACGAGGTGAAGGAACTGCGGAAATTCGCCTTATCGTACGAGGCTCTGCTCGGTCCGGCGGTTCAGGCGATCAAGGACGACCTCGATCGTCTCGACAACTTTGTCGAACAGGTCGTCTCCGAGAGTCTGGAGGAAGTCTCCTCAGAAGCCCAAGAAGAGACGGAGACAGAAGCGGCGGAGGAGTCGACCGAGGAGTCGTCGACATCGAACCCGTCGTCCTCGGAGGCCGTACAAGAGTTCCTGGCGAAACTCGACCGGGAAGCGTCGAACGCCGGAGAATGACACGATTTCGACAGCCGGGGAGGGGAGTCGATCCTCTCCCCGGACCGTTTCGCCGGATCCCCGACGGTGCGATGCAATTTTCTGAAATGACCATTGTCGCCTAAGTTCAACAGGAACAACGCTTTCCGGTCGAATTCTCATTTCAGAAAATTGCATCGCACCTCCGGGGATCTGAAGAAACAGGTCGAAAATAACTTTCGAGAAATACCAGAAACAGGGTTGACCCTTCTCAGATTTGTCCTATACTTGTTTTTATGTGAGGGAGGAAAGGTTCTTCCCTCGAAGAGAAACGGAACGAAAGAGAGAACGATGTCGAACAAATATTCCGATTACCGTGTACCGGGAACGCCGGATCAAAATGTTTATCCGTATGTCGCCATGACCGAAGAGCAGTTGAGGGACAATCCGAAAGCGACAATCGGAACCGTGTTGGTCGCCGGAGTCGTCACCGAGTACGCCAAAATCGGACAAGATTACTGGTTGATCGAAAACGCCGAAGGACCGTTCTTGCACCTCGACATGATCGTCGAAGTGAAACTCTTTCGTCTGGGTGAAGAATCAATCTTCGTCCAGAACTAAAAAACCCAAGCCGGGGAGGACCGTCCTCCCCGGCAACAACAAGGAACGAAAGGAACGAAGCATGAAAGCGAAACTGGAAGCGATCGCCGAAAGCGTCAAGGCTCGATGGGTCGAGCGGGACGAACTGGTCGATGCGATTGTCCTCAGCATCCTCACCGGAGCCGACCTACTCGCAATCGGGAAACCCGGTTGTGCGAAGTCAGCCGTGATAAAAGACTTCATGTCGCACCTCGACATGGAGAAATTCAGCCGTCAACTCAACCAATACTCGACCGACAAGGATCTGCTCGGGGATATCAACCCGAAGCGATTCCTCGAATCGGGAATCAGGATCCACGAGGCTCCGAACACTTTCCTGGACGCCGACATCGCCTTCGTCGATGAAGTGTTCAAGGGTACGAAGGGAGCGAGAGCCGCTCTCCTCGAACCGTTGGCGGATCGTCAGTTCTCCGAGAACGGAGTCGTCCGAGATCTTCCGCTGTTGTCGATGTTGACGGCGAGCAACGAACTCCCGTCGGACAAAGCCGATGCGGCGTTTTACTCCCGACTCCAGATGCGAATACTGGTCAAAGACATCGTGACGGAGAGCGGCAAGGCGACGGCTCTCTGGTCGACTCAGCCGGACCCGATCGTCGAGACGATCACCCGGTCGGACATCGTGTCCGCAAGGCGAGAGATCGCCGCTGTGCCGATCTCCGAGGAAGCGAAAGAGACCGCTCTTCGGCTCTTCCGTGAAATGGACGAACTCGACATCTCGATCGACCAACGGAAACGGATGAAGACGATGGGTCTTCGGCTCTCTCTGGCTCAGGCTCAGGCTTGGCTCGTCGGACACGACGAGATCAGGAGCGAGGATCTCCGAGTCGCTCGATTCGTCTTCTGGTCTTCTCCGTCTCAGATCGAAGATGTCCACAATATCGTCGACAAGGTTTGCGACGAGGCGAGATCGTTGGCGAAAATGAAGTTCAACGAACTGGTCGAGATCACCGGGATGAAACTTCTCGCAGATTTCGACGACGACCAGTTGACGAATCTGCTCAACCTCAGCAGCACGATCCGCCAACCGAAGTTCTTCTGTCGACTGAACGGAGAAGAGCGAGCGAGACTCGCAGAGATCTCCGAAAGTGCCGCCAGGATCGTTCTCGGACGACAATCGAGGAGGGGATAAATACTTTCGGAGAAAGTTCGAAAATAGGGTTGACTCTTCTCAGATTTGCCCTATACTTGTTTTTATGAGAGGGAGGAAAGGTTCTTCCCTCGAAGAGAAAACGAAACGAAAGAAGGAACAATGTCGAATCGCCTTTCCGAGACCCCGACGAACAAGATCGAGAAGACGGCGGAAGAAATCGCCGTTCTTGAAATCCTGATCGCAAACCGCAACGCCGTCTTCCCGACCGAAGTTGCCTCGATCTACCGACTCCCGCACTGCGATTCTTTTGACTACTCTCGTTTCGTGGCGGTGAAGATCGTCAACGCTGCGGATCCCGAGGATGTCTACTACTACAACGATCCTCAACCCGGCGATCTCCTGATCGCCGACAAGGTTTCGTTGACCGTGGACATCGCAACCGACGCCGACAAGATCGCTGTCTCCTCGGAGACCTTTCTGATCGCCGACATGACGGGAGGCGAATAATGTCGAGACTGACGAGAACCACCAACGCTTCGACGATCATGTTCGGACTGGTCGAGGAATATCTGACCGGAGCCGGAATCAAGGTAGGCTGTTTCGGTAACGCTTCGCCTTTCCCTCCGGGAATCGAAGAGACTCCGAAAGATTTGTTCGTTCTTCTCTACTCGACGGTTCGTCCGGAGATTCTTCCGGGAAATGATCCGTTGACCAGAGCGATCTTGCAGATCGTCGAGACCCCATCGTTCGAAACCATTCGAGCGATGACGGTCCTCAACCCGTCGACGGCGGCGATGGGAATGTTGTCGCTGTACGAGATCCTCGAATTACAGTTGACCGACGGACGGATTTCAGCGGCGGTCGAATCCGCCAGCGGCGACCTGACCGTGATCTCTGATTTTACGAAGAAGATCGAAGACCTGACGAAGAAAGATGAAGACGATTCGGTCGTCGGCGAGGTCTCCGCATTGTCTCAGAAAAGAATCGCTCTGGCGGCGACGATCCGAGAGAATCCGAGATTGGTAGAACTGTTCAAAGCCTTCGGACGAGTCGAGAAGATTCAGAGCGATCTGCTCGACGACTCGATCGACTCCTCGACAACGGCGTCGACGGTCGACCTGGGCGACGACATAGGACTCGCCGACACCGGATACCTCGTGACCAGAACGCCGGAGATGATCGCTCAGGATCTCGCCGACGGAACGCTGGAGATCACTTCCGGCGAAGAAGACGGCGGAGACGGTCTCGGCCCTGTTCTGGTAATGTTGGACACCTCGGGATCAATGCGAAGACGAATCGAAGATTTCAATCGATGCGATCTGGCCCTTGCGACGGCTTTCGGGTTGATGGAATCTTGCCGAGAGTCGGGTCGCCGATTCGTCGTCGCACCGTTTACCTCCTCGGTGGACAGGAAACGAATCGTCCGCTCGAACGATCGAGGAGTGTGCGACCTCGGGGATCTTCAAAGACTGTTGAAGATCCAACCGAGAGGCGGAACCGGGTTCCTCGTGGCCCTGACGGCGGCGACGGAGATCCTCGAAGAAGAAGGAATGAAGAACGCCGATGTCGTCTGGTTGACCGACGGTGCAGCCGAAGCAACAGAACGGAATCCTCGATCGTTCGAGCGGACGGTCGCCAAGAAAAAAGAGTTCGACGAGAAAGGCGTTCGGTCTTTCGTTTTGAACTATTGTACCAGCGGATACATCATGAGGATCCTTGCCGGAGCCGGACCCGATAAGAGTCAACTCGGGTTCGGGATGTCGACGATCCCGGAATCGGATCACAAGTCGAGACTTTATGAGAACATGGAAAACATCGAAGAACTCGAAAAAGGCGTCCGGTTCATTCTGAAAGACATCGCAGATCGTGGGACCGGGCTTGACTGGTTGAAAGGTTAGACATGGGGAGATTCAGAATATCGGCAAACTCGAAAAGTGACGCCGTGATCGTCGAATTGTTTTTCGACGGAGATCGAAACGAGTTCGAAAAACCTTCGACGAGATCGTCGCTCTGGCGAATCTTGGTCTGGAAGACCGAAGTCGGGGAAGACGAGATCGACCCGGACGCACCGTACCTCGACGCTCGACCTGGACAGAAGTTCTCGTTCACGGACGGACATCGAGAGGCTCACGAGATCGCTAGGGCACTACGAACGAAGTCGATCGTGTATTTCAACAAGATCGTCCCGGCATCCGCTGTACTTGACAAGAAGACCGAACTCGGACACGCTGAGCCTCGACGACACAGGGTCAACGGGGAAGCCGGGGAAGAGTGGGAACCGAGTCCAGACTGCAAGCGTGGGCTGTCCGAGAGTTACGAGATCGAGGACACTACGCTATCGTGATCTGTCCTCCGGTCGAAGCGGGAACGCCTGACATCCTGGCTTCGATCCACGGTCGATTTGTCGGAATCGAACTGAAGACGAGCAAGGGGAAGATATCGAAGATCCAGCATCACAGGATAGGACAGATCGAACGCTCTGGTGGGGTAGCGGAGGCGGTGAGGAACAAGGAAGACCTTTTCGATCTATTGTCTCGCCTAGAGTCCACGAAGCCTTCGGCGGAGCGGAGAACGCCGACGAAGCGATCGTAAGACTGCTCCGAGAATTCCAAAAGAACGAATCCGACAAAGAGCAATGTGCGATCATCGGAGTCGTCGGTCACGGCGACCACGCTTTCCGGATCTGGACTGAAGGATCGGACGAGGATTCGATTCGAGTTCCGTTCGCCGATATCGTCCAGATATTATCGGCGGATCCCGAGGCGTTCGGGTACGGCTGGGTCTTCGCCCACACTCACAGTCTCAGCAAGGAACCTTCAGCGGCGGATCATTCGGCGACCTGTGCCTTGTCCTGGCTCGGTAAACTGCTCGACATTCCGCTCGTCGACCATTGGATCTTCACGATGCAAAACCCGAACATCTACAGTTACAGCCAAACGGCGTCGGAATACCTTTCGCCCTCGGTTCGTTTTGAGATTGACGACGATGCCTGAACCGCCGAAAATGAAACCCGAGGCGAACGGGTTGCTGGGTCGACTTGCCGGGAAGAGAAAGTTGAAACAACCGATCGAGTCGCTACCAGTCGAACAGGAAGAACGATATTCCCGATGGTGGGAAATGCGGCTCCTCGGAGCGTCGATCCCGGAGATCATCAAACACGAAAAGAAACAGGGACACGACTTCACTCAGCGACAGGTGATCCACGGTCTCGATATCTACTCGCAAGTCTGCATGGACGAGGCGGGCAAGGTCCGTCGCATGGCTCAACACCGAGCGTTCGTCGACAAACTCCGACAGATTGCGATGGGCCAGGTTCAAAACCTCCGAAAAGAGTTTGTCGATTCGGGCGGATTGGGAATCCCGGTCGTCTCCGAAGAGACATCGTTCGATGCCATGAAGAACGAGGTCGCCTCGAAAAAGAAAATCACCTATGAGCAAATCGACAGATCGATGATACCCTGGCTCCGATTCGCCGTCGATCTCGACAAGTACGCCGCAACGATCGACGGGTTGCTCGGCGATCTCGACAATCAAACGGACTTGAACTCGATCGAGGTCAACATCGACGGGTTCATCGGAATGGAGAGCGATGACGACGGAGCATAATGTCTTGAAGCAGTTGGAGCCGTTACTCGTTGATGTCTCGACTCTGACTCTCGATCCGACGAACGCAAGAACACATAACCGTCGAAACCTGGAAGCGATTCAAACCTCGCTCGAAACCTTCGGACAACATCAACCGATCGTCGTCCAGGAAGAAGGGATGATCGTTCGGATCGGCAACGGGAGACTCGAAGCGGCGAAGGGTCTCGGTTGGACGAAGATCGCAGCGGTCGTCGTCAAGGAACCGAATGTCAACGCTATCGCCAGAGCGATCGCCGACAACAAGACGGCAGAACTGGCGACCTGGGATTTCCAGATTCTCGGTGATCTGTTCCGAGGATTGGAGGCGGATTCTTTTGACTTGGCGACGACTGGGTTCGCTGATTATGAGATCGGGTCTCTTATGGTTACGGAAGGAGACGGCAAAGATGCTTCGGATTTCCTTTCGTCGGCGATTATCGAGGACGCAAGCGGCGGCTCTGCGGATAAGTCTTCCGAATCCACCCTGGAAGACGAAGAATATGTTTCGCTGGCTTTTACAGTTACCAGAGCCGGACGCTCGTATATCATGAAATCATTGAAACGCTTACAGGATCTCGACGGACTCCTGACGGTATCGCAGTCGCTAGAAAAACTTGTTCGAGAAAAAATGGATTCAATCGAGAAGGGGTGAAGAAATGAAATTGATCGACAATCCTCGGCACTTGGATTCTATCGATGCCACCGATTCGATGTACCCCACAATCGCAACATGGATCGAGCAACCGATCAGCGAGTTGTCTCAGCGGTGTTCCACGATTTTCGGATATGTCATCGGTGGGGAGTGTACCATCGCTGCCAACGGGCAGATGTGGTCGCTGCTCTCCGGGAACTACTTCGCATTTACGGGCGAGATTTCTGTCGTGTCTTGCAAGCCAGCGGAACGCCCCTTTCGGATGTGGACAGTAGAACGGCTGGGATACCAGGGGATTCCAATGATGGGACAGGTTGAACAGCGTGGTCGGTTGTCCTATATCGACGGATGCTCGGATAGCATACTCGTTCCGATGCCACGAAAAGGCGATCCAGTTCTAAATTATCTGCATTTCCCGAGCGGCGTGATTCAAACTCAACACACGCATCCATCGATCCGGATGGGGCTAGTAATCAAGGGCGTCGGCGAAGCGTGGCAAGAAAAAAGCAACTTCAACGATGGATGGGTAAAGCCGCTTATGACAGGGGCGATGTTCATGTTGGAGGAGCAGGAGTTGCACTCATTTCGAACTTCGGCGGACATGATGGATGTGATCGCATATCACCCGGACTCGGACACCGGACCGACTGACGAAGATCATGCAATGCTCAACAAGACCTACATCAATCACGGAAAATAATGCTCGGCGAAAAGCAAACGATCAACAAAGATGTATATTCTCTCGCACTCGATCGAGTTCGCAGAGCATACGAGTTGCTCGATCATATCGTTGTCATGTTCTCCGGCGGAAAAGACAGCACGGCGGTATTGAACATCGTGCTAGAGGTCGCTCAAGAGCGTGGAATTGATCGAGTCCCGTGCTACTTTTACGACGAAGAAGCGATCCCTTATGACACCGAGAATTATGTGCGGCGGGTATCTAAAAATCCGATGGTCGATTTGAAGTGGCTCTGTTTGCCGGTGGTACATTTGAACGCTTGCTCCACAGCGAGTCCCGTGTGGTATCCGTGGGGAGTCGAAGACGAAGACAAGTGGGTCAGGCCGCTGCCGCCAGAAGCGATCACGAAGATCCCTGATTACGATTCGGATGTGATCTCTGAAAGGCTACCGATACCAGAGATGCACGGGATTTTATTTCCTCCGAGTACATGGGGAAGCGTTGGCATCGTCATGGGGATCAGGGCAGATGAAAGCCTCATGCGTCAGCGGGTCATGCTGAATTCGCTCAACCGAGAAAATGCGTTCATAATTGATGCCGAAATCAATCAATACAAGGTCTACCCGATTTATGACTGGACGACGGAGGATGTGTGGACCGCTCCCAAAAGGTTCGACTGGGATTACAATGTTGCATACGATGTCATGGATCGTGCAGGGATCAAGCCGAGCCAACAACGGTGTGCCCCGCCATACGGAGCCGAGCCGATGCGGGGTTTGTGGCAGTACAAACAATGCTGGCCTGACATCTGGGACAAAATGCAGTCGAGGGTGCCAGGTGCGGGGACGGCGGCGATGTATGGTCGTACTAAACTGTATGCCTACGGAGAAGTTCCAGAAAAGCCGCAGGGCGTTACCTGGGAAGAGTTTGCGGTGTCGATACTAAGCAAATGGGGGCCGTCAGAACGGACAGAGGTCGCCGAGTTGATGCGGTCCTGGATCAAGAGGCACCACAACAAAACAAGAGATCCCATCCTTTCTGTTCCGCATCCGGTGAGCGGCTTATCGTGGAAATTTCTCGTCATGCTCGCTTTTCGGGGCGACTTCAAGAAGAGGAAAGCGGTGATGGGTCCGGTTGACCCGAATAGCAGAGAGTTCTTTCTTTGCAGCGAAAGGTACTATGCTGAAAAATCACGAATCGCAGCCAGTAAGTAGCGTCCGATGGGTCAACCGTTTCGAACTGAACCCGAACGGGTACAACCCGAACAAGGTTGCTCCGAGAGAGATGGAACTTCTCGTGGCTTCGATACTGACCTGCGGATGGACTCAGCCAATTGTCATCCGGGAAAACAACGAGATCGTCGATGGTTATCATCGCTGGTTGGCATCGTCAGATCCTCGGATTGCTGCACACACTGGCGAGATGGTTCCGGTGGTAATGTTGCCGAAGGTTAGTGTGCCGGAGCAGATCTCGGCGACGATCACTCACAATCGTGCCCGGGGAACGCATTACATCATGGCGATGGCTGATATTATTCGGACTCTAAAAGACGACCACGATGTCTCGGACAAATGGCTACAGGTGCAACTCGGGATGGAAGAGGAAGAGATTGTCCGTTTGTATGACTCGTCAGGATCTCCAGAAAGCAAAGGTTCTGAATCATTCGGAAGCGGTTGGGTTCCAGATCACAGCAAACCGAACAAGTTCACAGGCAAAGAGCGACCAGAATTCAGAAGGGTCGGAAGTTGGGATGGGCTTGTCCACGATCCGAGGGTGGAAGAGGCGAAGCCGAAGCGAGGGGGAGAACCGGCGAGTATCGTTTTGAGGGAGGGATGGGTTTTCAGGAATGGGAAGACGGCGGCATCTGGCAGCGTTGGCACCCTGTGCCAGGAGTTGAATTCAGCGGAATCACGCTGAAAATAACTTTCGAGAAATATCAGAAATAGGGTTGACTCTTCTCAGATTTCCTCTATACTTGTTTTTATGAGAGGGAGGAAAGGTTCTTCCCTCAACGAGGAAACGAAACGAAAGAAGAAAACCATGACCCACAAGAAAGCCAGAACCAAGAAAGACATCAGAAACGATCCTCGGGTGGAAGAGTTTGCCAAGAATGGACAATGGGGAGGCTGGGTCATCGTCCTCAAAGAAGGCTGGGTTTTCACCGGAGAAGTTCAGAGCCATACCGCCATTGACGGCACCGACGGTCGAGGCCGTAACCATGCGAACGCCGGAGATTGTTGCGACGATTTGAACAACGCCGTCAGGGAAGGAGCCTAAAGGCTCCAATCAAAAACCCAAACCGGGAGGGATCGACCCTCCCGGCGGGAAGCCCGATTCCTGTTTCCTCCGCTTTCCTTCGCTTTCCTCCGCCTCCCACCGCTTTCCTCCGCTTTCCTTCGCTTTCCTTCGCTTTCCTCCGCTTTCCTCCGCTTTCCTTCGCTTTCCTCCGCTTTCCTTCGCTTTCCTTCGCTTTCCTCCGCTTTCCTTCGCTTTCCTCCGCTTTCCTTCGCTTTCCTTCGCTTTCCTTCGCTTTCCTCCGCTTTCCTTCGCTTTCCTCCGCCTCCCTTCGCTATCTAACGGATGAAACTTCGGAGCGATCTGTCGGGAAGTCCGATCCCTGGTCTAACGGATGAAACTTCGGAGCGATCTGTCGGGAAGTCCGATCCCTGGTCTAACGGATGAAACTTCGGAGCGATCTGTCGGGAAGTCCGATTCCTGGTCTAACGGATGAAACTTCGGAGCGATCTGTCGGGAAGTCCGATTCCTGGTCTAACGGATGAAACTTCGGAGCGATCTGTCGGGAAGTCCGATTCCTGGTCTAACGGATGAAACTTCGGACCGATCTGTCGGGAAGTCCGATCCCTGGTCTAACGGATGAAACTTCGGACCGATCTGTCGGGAAGTCCGATTCCTGATCTAACGGATGAAACTTCGGACCGATCTGTCGGGAAGTCCGATCCCTGGTCTAACGGATGAAACTTCGGACCGATCTGTCGGGAAGTCCGATTCCTGATCTAACGGATGAAACTTCGGAGCGATCTGTCGGGAAGTCCGATCCCTGGTCTAACGGATGAAACTTCGGACCGATCTGTCGGGAAGTCCGATCCCTGGTCTAACGGATGAAACTTCGGACCGTTCTGTCGGGAAGTCCGATCCCTGGTCTAACGGATGAAACTTCGGACCGATCTGTCGGGAAGTCCGATTCCTGATCTAACGGATGAAACTTCGGAGCGATCTCTCGGGAAGTCGGATTCCTGATCTAACGGATGAAACTTCGGACCGTTCTGTCGGGAAGTCCGATTCCCCGACGGTGCGATGCAATTTTCTGAAATGACAATTCCCGTCTAAGTTCAACAGGAACAACGCTTTCCGGTCGATCTCTCATTTCAGAAAATTGCATCGCACCTCCGGGGATCTGAAGAAACAGGTCGAAATAAACTTTCGAGAAAAACCGAAATAGGGGTTGATTCGTCTCAGATTTGCTCTATACTTGTTTTTATGAGAGGGAGGAAAGGTTCTTCCCTCAACGAGAAAACGAAACGAAAGAAGGAACGAAAATGACTCAGAACCACAACTTCCAACCCGGAAACTACAACGGAAGCCTTTCGAGCGGACCGAGCGGACAGTTCGTCGTTACGGTGACGAGAGTCACGCCGACCTCGGTGGTCATCGGTCCTTGTCAGGGTCGTCCAGCGACTCGCAGAAGAGTTCACACTTGCCCGTTGACCGGGAGTCAGTTCTTCTTCCCTCTCGGACAGTTCAGCATGGCACCAGTAATCAACATCAACTCCTGAACCAAAACCAAACCGGGGAGGGGAGCCGATCCTCTCCCCGAAGATACTTTCCGAGAAAGTTCGAAAATAGGGTTGATTCGTCTCAGATTTGCCCTATACTTGTTTTTATGAGAGGGAGGAAAGGTTCTTCCCTCGAAGAGAAAACGAAACGAAAGAAGGAACGAATGAAACTCCTCACCAAAGCGATCGAAAGCAAGATCCCGACCTTGTACGCAACCGACGGACAAAAAGAGAAAACCGCAATCTGCAAGTTCTTCACCCCAGACGCAAACTTCACATGGTATGTCGTCGAAGGCAAAAAAGAGACGAACGGCGACTGGACCTTCTTCGGGCTGGTCGATGCTGGCTCCGGTTCCGAGTGGGCCGAGAAAGAGTGGGGATACTTCACCCTCGGACAACTGCAATCGGTACGAGGCAAGATGGGACTCCCGGTCGAGCGGGATCGTTGGTTCGAGGGAGTCAAAATCGACAACGACGGTCCGGTACGAGGCTGAACGAAGAGAAACGGAAACGAAAGAAGGAACACCAAGCCGGGGAGGGGAGTCGATCCTCTCCCCGGCTTGGTTGCTTTCAGTGGCGGGAAGAATACTCACCGATTGCCTCCGCTTCCCTCCGCCTCTCACCGCTTCTCACCGCCTCTCACCGCCTCTCACCGCTTCCCTCCGCCTCTCACCGCTTCCCTCCGCTTCCCTCCCGAAGTTTGATCCGTTAGATCAGGAATCGGACTTCCCGCCGGACCTGCACGAAGTTTGATCCGTTAGATCAGGAATCGGACTTCCCGCCGGACCTGCACGAAGTTTGATCCGTTAGATCAGGAATCG